CGTTGACCTTGATCTTGTGCACGTACTGGGCTCCCAGCGAAGCGCCAGGAGGGTTGTCGCAGTCGATGGCGAATACCGTGATCGAACATTCGAGGTCTATGCAGTTCGGCGGGGAGGCATTGTCGCAGCCCCGGACCGTGAAGACGTACTTACCGGGTTCGGTAGGAACTCCGGTGACTTTGCCGGTGTTGTCGATGGTCAGCCCGGGCGGCAGGCCCCCGGTACCGCCTCCTCCGCCGGCTCCCCCGGCAGGCTGGATCAGAGACTGAAACGACCCGGAAGCGGTTGCGAAGTCGATGTCAGTGACGGTGACGGTAAAGTTGAAGGTCCCGGCGGTGGAAGGCACTCCGTCGAGAACCCCGTCCGGCATCAGGGCCAGTCCTGGAGGCAGGCTGCCTCCCGTCACGCTGAAAGAATACGGCGGCGCGCCTCCGGTAGCGCCGAACGTCGCGCGAAAGACCACGCCCACACGTCCGGCAAGCGATGTCGGCGGTGCCATGGCCAGGGTCGGCGGCGGCGCTGTCGACGCTGCCTCGATGATCGCTGTAACTGCGCGCGAATCCGAGGCTGAAACCGCATCCGTGACCGTTACCGTGAACGAGAAGGTTCCCGCTAAGGTAGGCACTCCGCTCAGGAGGCCGTTGACGAACGTCAGGCCGTCAGGTGCGGTTCCGGCGGTGATCGCGAACGAGTACGGCTGGGTGCCGGAGTCCGCGGTGAACTGGGCGCTGTAAGAGACTCCGACGCGGCCGCCCAGCGCCGGCGTAAGCAATACCAGCGCTACCGACGACGCCGGAGCGATGATGGACGTCACGGCCACGGAGTCGCTGCCGCTGCCGGAGTCCGTCACCCTGACGGTGAAATGGTAGACGGTCGGCTGGAACAGGATGAAAGCGCCAGGAACTCCGCTCAACAGACCGCTTGCGTCGAGAGTCAGGCCCAAGGGCAGGGTTCCCGCCGTAACGCTGAAGGCATACGGCCCGACCCCGCCGGTGGCGGTGAACTGGCGGCTGAAGGAAACTCCTACCGTCCCATCGCAGGAAGGCGCGGAGATGACCACCGGCGGCGGCGGCGGCGACACGATGGTGGCAGTCACCTCCGCCGTCGCGCTGTTGCCGGGGATCCCGTCCGTGACAGTTACGAAGAAGTGGTAGGTTCCCGCCGTGGTAGGCGTGCCGCTGTAGACGCCGTTCGAGGCCAGAGTCAGGCCCGGAGGCAGCGGCCCAGTGTCGACGCCGACATGGATGAAGGTATACGGCGGATCGCCTCCGCTGGCGGTGAAGGCGCGCGCCAGAGGCACCCCAACCGTCCCGTCGACGGAAGGTGCGGCGATGGCCAGGCCCGCAGGCGCGCCGGCCATGTTATTCGTCTGCGACGCCAGACCGGGTACCGTATAGAACGTGAACCACAGCCGCCGGTCGCCGGGCAGATCGAAGCGATGCCAGATCTCGTTAGGCGACGTCTGCCGGGAGTCCGGGAAGTCGTACGTCTGCACCTCGAGCGTGAGCGGGTTGATGCGCGCGAGCAGGCCGGGACTGCCTTGCAAGCTGGTCCAGACCCAGGTGTTGTCGTAATAGACGCAATAGTTGGCCCTGGTTCCGGTGTGCGGGATAGGGATCAGGGTGCAGTCGTTGAGATCGAATTTTGAGACCCGCGTGACGTAGCCGGATAGCTCCGAACCGAGATAGATGTAATCCGGCCCGATCGCCAGGTCGTCGGTGAACAGCAGGTGGCCCTCCAGGCCGGCACCATACTGCTCCACCGTCCAGGTAACGGGGTCCACCTTGGCGATGGTGTTGCCGAAGGTCTGCGTGCTGGTTACGAAGATCCGGTTCGTCTGGAAGTCGTAGCGGCAGCAGTGGGGCCCCTGGCCCATGTCCATCGGGATGACGCCGTTATAGAGCCAGTCGGAAAGCTGGAACCTGAGCAGTACGTCGCTCAGACGGCAGGCGATGTATATGTGGTTCTCGTCGAAACACATCGACCCCTGTTCCGGGTTATAGCCTCCCAGATCATGGATGACGTCGGTCCAGGCCAGCGTGGTCGGATCGACTTCGACGACCGTGATGGCCTTGGCCGAGTCGTCAAACGGATGGCCGAACAGGCAATAGATCTTACCCTTGGCTGGGATATAGACGATGTCCATCAGCCATTGGTGGGTGCCGTCGTTCGGAAACGTGATCGTCTGGTAAGCCCCGGGGTTATCCGGGTCCATCCGGATGAGCTTGCCTGGAATGGTTTCGGTCCCGATCCAGAGATAGCCCACAGCCCAGATCAGCGAATGCGGCAGATCCTGGCCGGGAACGAACGGCTGTATCCAGTCGTTGATGATGGTCGGCATGTTAGTTACTCAGGGCCCTCACGACTTCCACAGTGTACGGCCCCTCGCCGCCACGGATGTCGAACTGGTGGGTGTAATCCACGCCCATGGCAGCAAGCGGCGGATTATTGCAGTCGGCCTGCAGCGGACCGTGAATCGTGATCTCGCACGTCACCTGGTCGGAAATCAGCCTGATAGTGATCGAGCAGTCCACTTCCGTGGCCCGGCCCAAGGCGCCCAGCTCGGTTACTTTCACCCGGAACGGGTAAGTCCCGGCCGTGGTCGGAACGCCCGTGATCATGACCACCGAGTCGATTTCCAGACCAGGCGGCAGGCTGCCCATATAGACCTGGACAAAGAACGGCCCGGAGCCGCCCAGCAAGAGCATCTGATGCACGTAATCCACGCCTACCGCGCCGTTGGGCGGATCGGCGCAAGCGAGAAAGATGGGTACAGCGCCGACACTGATCGCACAATCCACCGAGGCGGTATCGCCTAAGGAGTCGGTAACGTGGATCGTGAAGTGGTCGGTCCCGGCAAACATCGGCGTGCCGGTAATCAGCGCCGTATTGCTGATCGCAAGGCCGGCAGGGAGGGAGCCGGCTGTCACGGTTACCGTGTAGGGTCCCGTCCCTCCGGAGAGCGTCATCTGGTGGGAGTAAGCGATGCCCCGCGTGCCTACGGGAGGAGAGGCGCAGTCGATCGCGGGAGGGTGTGGTAGCGTGATGGCGTTAAATAAAGCCAACTCGTGGCGCAGATTGTTCTCGCTGAAACAGCCGAGAATCGCCAGCCCCACCGATTCTCCGAGCCAGGTATTGACGACAGCCGCTGTCCAGAAATCCCCAACCGTTGGGGCCATTATGTTCACATCCGGCGTGGACCAGGAAGACAGGGCTGCCAGGCTTGCGAACGAGTGGCAGATCCTCCCTAGCCCGCCAGAGAGACTCCAAGTGGGCGTCGATCCGGAAACTGCCCAAAACACGTGCAACGAACTGGTGGCCGCCGTGAACGCAATCGCCGTACTCAGCGCAGACCCCATGGAAGGATCGATGACGACCGGAACATCGCCGTCCGGATGGACCACCGCGGTGCTCCAGGTTGGAGTAAGGCTGGCATCGCCGTAGTAGAGAACGATATCCCCATTGGACGAAGCTGAATTGTTCACCCCGATGAAGCCGATTTTGTCCCCGGACAGGTTGAAGTTAACGACGTTGCTAACCTCTTCCGGTGGGTCGAGGTGGACAAAGAACCCGTCAGTTTCAATCGTCTGGAAGGTGCCGAATGCGCCGGCGGAGTCCATCCCGATGTGGTAATATTTGCGGCCGGAAGTCGAGCCAAGGATGAGATGCAGGTTACCGCTCGGATCGAGGGCCGCGCCGCCTTGGCTGAACGCTAGGCTGCCAGTTTGCCCACCGACTACGGTTGCCCCAGAAAACGACGAGCCATCAAAACTCGCTACCCAAAGTCTGGCAAACTGCGATCCGGCGATGGCTTCCGGCGTACCCTGATAAACGAACCAAAACGAACCGGCTGCACGTCGAACCAGGCTCAACCCGACGCACTTGTTGATTTGATAGGCAGATGGCGTAGGCCCATGCCAGAACTTATAGACCTGAGGAGCACCAGAGAGGGCGATCGTGGAGAAGGTATCGCTGGTTAGATTGAACGTCCATCCCGCCAAGGCCGCGCAAAGGTCACTCGTCCCACCGTTATGAGTGTCCGTGGAAAGGACATATACCGTGTCGCCGTCCTGACAGACGGTTACCGATGGAACAGGTCCGATCATGACGCTGCCGACATCGTTCCAGGTAGCGCCATTGTCCGTACTTTTGATGACGTGAAGCTGTAAATCGCCAACGCCGCTCTCTGCGCCTTCGGCGGCGAAAACATATTGATTCCCGCCGTGCTCTAGCCCGGTAATTCCGTGCGGCGAGTATCTGAAGTCGTACCCGTCGGGAGTGGTTCCAACTGTACTTACGCTCATACTGTTGTCTTCACTGTAAAAGAGAATGTTCCGGGCAGCGTCGGAACGCCGGTTATCAGCCCTGAGGAACTGATCGACAGGCCGGGCGGCAGGGCCCCTCCGGTGAGCGTCACCGTACCGGCGGACACCAGCATGTGATGCGAGTAAGGCTCGCCCACGTCCCCATCAGGAGGGCTGTCGCACTCGATGACTGGACCCGTCCCGGTGATGGTGATCGCGCAAGCGACCGAGGCGGTCTCGGGCGGCGATCCGGGCGTGGTAATCTCGGCGGTGAAATCGAAGTCGCCAGCTAAAGCGGGCGTGCCGGTGATCTCCCCGGAAGAGCTCATCGTCAGCCCGTCCGGAAGCGCTCCGCCTGTTATGGCCACCGTGAACGTACCGCCGTGGGTGGTGGGCAGGGTGTGATCGTAAGGAGTGCCGACCGCGCCATCCGGAGGATCGCCGCATTCTATCGTAGGCGGCGATGGAGCCGAGACGAAGCTGAATTGGGTAACAAGGAAAGGCGGAAAGTTGCTGAGCTGTTGAGCGTGCCCCACTACACCAAACCCGCCCGCCATGGGGAACGCCAGCCCCTGCACATTAACATAGGCTGAAAGGCCGCTAATCGTCGTGATAGGAGCCGGCGTCGGGATCACGGAGACCGGCGTTGTCCAGACGGGAGTTCCGGTGGCCGGACTCGTCGTGGAGTAGACATCTGACACTGCGTCATAGGAGAAGGATCCGGTGAACGACACCCATGTGACGATGAGAGTATTGCTGTTCGCCGCCAAAGAGAACATCTCGGCATGCGAGGCAAAGTGTGGAATGTCAAGCGGAACAACGGCTTGATCTGTACTGATATCCGACTGCGTAAAGGTAGGATTCAGTGTTTCGGTGGCGCTGAAGAACCGCACAAAGATCGGGTAGGGAGCTACGCCGAACACGCTGCTTACGAACGCCACCTTCCGGGTTGCGCCGTCCAGGTAGATAATCGGCTGCGAGACTCCGTCCGGCCCGGTGTTCTGACCGGCATTCATATCGCCTGGAGAGACGCTGGAATCGATCACCAGGGAAGTCGTCCCATAGCTGTTGCCGGAATCCATCGCCACATGGTGCAGGCTGGACTGTGATCCGCCGCTTACCATCAGAAAGTGCGTGTTGCCCGATGCCGGATCGTATACGGAACCGCATGGCTGGTACCACCTGCCGCCCACCTGCCCTGGAATGGGCATCGCGCTGCCGAAGGTTGAACCGTTATACGTCACTACCGTAGCGGTTCCCCGCTGCGCCGGGAGTGTCCCGCTCATCGCGCCAGGGACATAGACCAGATAGTCTCCGGGGCCGCGCACGATCAAGTGAATCGTGCAGCGGTTGGAGTGGTCGCCCACGCCCGTGCCGCCGGAATCAGTCGTATCCATCATGTCGATGAATGGCGCGGCTGTCGTGCTGACGCTTCCCCACGAACCGCCGACCAGATCAAAGACCACCTTGGAAATAGTGAAGCCACTCCAGAAGAAATGGGTAACATCCTTGGTCGCATTGACCCACAACAGAATCACACTAGCGCCGTCGCGGGCAACGGTGAAGGCAATATCCCACCCGGCGTTGAGAGTGCCCCCAAGGGTAAACGGCCACTGCGGGCCGACAATTTCCGTCCACGTTGCCCCGCCATCGGCCGATTTTAGGCACCTGAACTGGTTGTCAATCGTTAAGACATCGCTGTCGCCCCGCCAGGTGAACAGGTATAAGTTGCCTAGATACTCAAACCCGTATGCGTTCTGCGAGACGGAGTCGCCGAACAATGTCCCGGGCGGAATCACGATCGCCATGTTATTTCCCTGCCTTGGCTGGCACGAACGTCACCGTCCGGTTCATCGCCGCCTGCCTCTTGGCGCACTTACAGTTGCCGGGTTTCTGATGGACGCCGACGCTAGACAGCGCGGCCTTTACCAGATTGCCGGAACCTATCGGTTTCCTGATGATGGGGATTGGGATTTCCATAATGTTAGAAGATGGGCAGGCTGCCGAAATGTCCGGCCCCTGGAACGGAATAGCGTCGCGCGATGATCGGCACGACTGCGGCTATCGTCCCGGGCGCGGAGTTCTGCGATTGGATCGCTGCCGGGATCGGCCCCGGCTGCACCGGACCTCCGGTCGTCGCGGCGGTCGCATCGGCCCGCGAGGAATCCAGGCCGTCACCCATGGTGGCGTAATTGACGGTCGATTGGATTAACTCGATCTGCGCAAATTGGATTTTTGTGAAGGTGACAACGAACTTCCCGGCGTACCGGGTCTCTCTGGTTTCCTCGCAGCGGATATCGCTGATCAGCATGTCGTCGTACTGGTTCATGCGGGTGGCGACCGACAACCGCATCCGCTGCCGCTGGAAGCCGACTAAGGTCAGATAGGCATTGACGCTTTTGGATGGCCCGCCGGACCACTGCCCCACGGTGTACTCCTGCATGGCATCGCTCATCGCGATCTCGACAGTAAGCCGCGGCGGCAGCACGTAGGCATGATCCGCGATGGGAGAACCGTTTTGCACGGGGTTGAGGGTGATGATGGACTGCGTCTCGTGATCGGCGCGGATCACGCTGTCGAACACGTAGGTAGGCGGTTTCAGCCGCGCCTCCTCCCTCGCTGCCGCCGTGGGGTCGAAACTAGGATTGGGTATGAATTGGCCGAATTGGTCGGTAAATCCCTGCTCCGCGGCAGAGTTCTGCGGAGGCCGGAGCGGATGCGGGATCAGGGTCAGCGCCGGCTTCTGTTTGACCCACTGCGGAGGGCGGTAAGGACCGCCACGAGGCGGGACCAAGGCGTTCCTGGTAGCGCCCAGCGCCCAGTAGACCTGCGACAGCGCGGAGGCAATTTTGACTGCGTAAGTTTCGAAGTCGGCCATATTATCCCCAGGCCGGCGCGACCTGCGCCATGTCGAACTGCGCCTGGCCGCGCAGGCCGTCGCGCACGCCGTTGGCTACCGCCGTCTGGATCTCGTGCGGCTCCGCGCCCGGCCGCGTGATGTAGATGCCGCCCAGCGAGATGCTCACGTCCTGCTTCGTCGAACTGGTGGCAGGCCGTCCGACTTCCGTCCCTGACTTCTGCAGCTGACTGAGCGGGACGTCCGGATCGATGTTCAGCCACTTTGCCAAGGTGTTGGCGTAGGCGTCCGGATCGTTCTTGTCGCCTTTTGGGGCCCAGCCGCCATAGACGCCCTTCTTGCCGGACATCATCTCACGCAGCGTCAGGCCTCTGCCGATATTCTTCTCGATCTGGTGGATCATGGCTTGCTCGCCAGCCTCCATCGTCGAGAACTTAGCGAAGCCGCCTTCGCCCATCGGCGTATCCCCCCAACTGCGCAGGTTGCCTGGATTGTTGTTGCGGAAGTTGAGCGCGTTGGGGTTGCCGCCGGACTCGACCTGTGCAATCGCCGCCGCGAGCGCGCCAGGAAGGCCTTCTGCCACGCCTGGGGCTGCGGCTGCGGACGGAGCGCCGTACTTACGCTTGTTGTACTCGCCCACGTTGCCAGGGAACAGCTGATCCAAGGTGTAGTGGGCGATCCAGTCGGCGGAATGCCCCACGTTTGCCGCTACGCCACCCAGGCCTAGCAGAGCACCCAGCGGCCCCAGCATCCCCAGCATACTGCCGCCCTCGGCGCCCTCGGCCACCGTGCCGGCGCCCATCATCCCACGCAGCGCGGCGAGGCCAGTGGTTCCTTTGCTAAACAGACCTTTGCCGAGTCTGAGCCCGCCATATCCAAGCAGCGCGGTGGCTCCCCAGTGGGTAGCGCCTTCCTCCTCCTTCAGGGCGGCGTCCCCCTTAGCCTGCGCCGTGCGCTTTTGCGCGCCTCCAGCGAGCGCCTCGCCGGCCAGGTCCATGTGTTTACTGGCCCCTTCCAGGTCGCCGTGCAGGAACATGGACAGCGCGGCCGCGGTGTGAGCGATCGCGCCCTCGGCATCGATGAAGACATCCTCGACGCGCTTCATGAAATCAGCCACATGCTGCAGCGCCTTCGCGAGCTTGTCGAAATTAAAGGTGGCACCCTGAATGTCGTTGTCGCCCGAGAACAGGCCAACCAGGTTGGTGAAGGCCAGTGCGCCGGTCTTGATCACCTCGCCGAGGTCTTTGAAGATCAGCCAGGTAGTCTTCAGGATCGGCGCGGCGTGCGTGGCCAGCTTGTTGCTCCAGCGCGGGATGCTCGATTCGAACCAGTCGAGCCAGGTCTTGATCCTATCGGTCGCGTCGCCTTTGGGGAACAGCTTATCGAACAGGTTGGACACAAAGCCTATTCCCAGGAGCTTCAGGTCCACACCAATCTGGGCGAACGCGTTGTGGACGCCGCGGATCGCCTTCAGGTTCGCCTCGCCCTTGCCGCCGCTGAACAGGCCTAGCGACTCGGTTACTTTGTCGATCCGCGCCGCCATCTCCAACCAGGATGCGTGGACTTCCGGGTCCCAGGACGCCTCCTCGAGCGTCGTACCCAAGGCCTTGGAGATCATATCCAGCTTGCGGGCCGACTCGGTCGTCATCATCATCCGCTGGCCCATCAGACGGTATTTCTGATCGGTCATGGCGATCTTGTCGGCCATGGCGAGGATCGCGGTCGAGACCGTAGCGAAGGAGGTGACGATCGCCACCTGCGCCTTGAGGATATTCCCCGTCATCCCCCAGGTGTGCCGGTTAACCGTGGCCTCGGCCTGCACCATGACCGAGTCGAGTTGCCGGAAGGCCGTCTGGTCAGGCTCGAAGCCCAACCTTACGAGATACTCTTTGACGTAATTCGGCATCGGCTAGTCTCTTTCCATAGCAGCGTTCGCGCGCCGCTGGTTCTCGTCGCGGCAGTCGAGCGCCCGGTTCACCCGCACCAGGTCATGGATGTCGTAAGTGCCGTCGAACATTTCGTGATGCCTCCACAGTCCCGCCAGGACCGGTCTCCACAGGTAAGGGGGGATATCGTCAGGATAGACTACAGGTTGGTAGTTTAGGTCTGGACCTTGGAAGCCTCGCTCATCGTCTTCTGCAATCGCTGAAAAAAAGGGTCGAAGTTGAACTCCATGGCGGCTTCAAAAAGCGAGCTGACGGCGTCGGTATCGAATTCGAGATCCAGGTCCGGCACCAGCCAACGGCCGCCATCGAATATTTTGAGAGGAAGGTGGGTATCCCCCTCGCCTTTGTAGACGGAGATCCGCTCAAACAGGAAGGCTTGGATCTTCTGGAATGTTTCGAAGTCGGCGGATTTGCCTGTAGTGATCTGGGTAATCACCCAGTTGCCGATGTCGGCAGGAACCAGGCCGAGGCGGTAGGTTTGGTCTTTGAGGGTGAAGTCTTTGAAGCGGTCTTTGGGCACGGCAAGTCTCCAGTTTCTCCAGAGAGTGAATCCAGGCAAGCAAAAACGCGCTGGAGTACCGCGTTACGGGTGTACCGCCCGGCTTGCCTGGAGCTTAGCACCTTATTCCGTGGTGATGTTACACGCTTTTAGAACCCAGGTGACAGTTTGCGCCTGTTCAGAGTACGGCTTGTCTGGCACCTTGGAAGGCCCGACTCCGGAACAAGTATGAATGGTTCCGTCAATGCTGTGGGCGATCAACATCGTGGCGCTGAACCACTGCGTTACGTCACCGGCATCGCGCGCGGACTTCAACGAGTTATACCAGGCCAGGAACTCGTGATGCAGTGTGCTGGTCTGCCAGACGGCAAGCTCGATCTCGCCCTGGTCGCCGGGCAGGACGCTGGGCACAACGGCTCCGTCCATACCCACCTGGATGTTTGCTTGGTCGACCGCCATCCTGATCGACACCGTTTTGATGCCCTTTTGTGCGACGCCCGAGGCCTGAATCACGCCGATGAAGGGATGGGCCATCGAAAAGTTAACCGCGAGGCCGGAGTAGGTGGACAATTGTTTCGACATTATTTATCCTCTCTTAGCTACCTGTACGTTACTGCTGCACCAACACGGTCACGCTCAAGGAATGGCCGGACTCGGACTCGATGAGAGCCACGGTGATCGACGGCAGGATGCGCTTGGCGCGCTGGTCCGGCGTCAGAGTGGACACGGGCTGCGACCACAGGTAGTAGCCCTTCGGCAACGCGCTGCCATCCTTGATCGCGGGGACGCCGTAGGTGGGCACCGCAGGCCCGTGCCAAGTCCCCGACGGCGCGATGAAGCCGATGTCCTGGGAGGTCTGGCAGGCAGCGGCGATCGCGTTCTGCATTGCCAGCGATCCGCCATCGGTGATCGGCACGGAAGGCGTGGTCGTCAGCAGGTGCACGCCGTCGACCTGGATCTGGTTGACGAGCATGTCGAGGAACAGAATCTGGTCGAACCAGTTTCCGGAAGCCATGATGCCCATCTGCGTCCAGATATCGCCGTTCTGGTACTGCACGATGACGTTGGCGTTCACGCCGGGGTTGGTGCGGTCCACTGTGCCGCAGATCGCCGCGGCCGCCTGGATCGTCAGCGGTTCCGGTCCGACTCCGGTGATCGGCTTGAACATGATGTCGAAGTAGGACCCGGGCAGGCCGTTGTTGCGGCCCATCGCCACACCCAGCACCGCCGCCGACGCGTAGATATTGTCGGGCCAGGCGTTGGTTTGCGTGGTCGAGTAGACCGAGAAGGTCCGCTTGTACTTGGCGGCCATCAATGCTTCGAACAGCGGCGCGGGCGGTGAGCCTCCTGCGGTGACCAGGTCGCCCCAGGTCAGGAAGTACATCGAGGGCGGCGTAACGTGCTCGACGTAATCGGCGATTGCGAGGTGGTCGTTGACCGTGGCTGTGCCTACGAACATGCCAGCGTACCAAGTCAGATCGGCCTCGCGGCAGGCGGTAAAGGCTTCCAGCGGCGTCTCGCCGGCTACCAGGTCCTGGCGCCCGATCCACACGTACGCCGGGGTCGGAAACTGCTGGAAGTAGAGCGCGGCGGCTTTATACTCCGGCATGCTGGCATTGAAGTTGTCCGCCAGCATATCGTCCAGTGTCCCGTACTGGCGCAGCCGCGCCCGGGTCCCGGTCGACGGAATGACCGCGCTAGGCCCGACAATCAAGGCCTGGTTGTAAGTTAGCCCCGGCACGCCAGTTGGCGTAACGATGACCGTGACGTTCAGGATTTGCGAAAGAGGAAGCGCAGTTGCGTTCATAGTATGGTCCTTTTTGAAACCAGAGATTTACTGACAGTCACTTTACGGCTCCCTCGACCGCGAGCCCGGCCGCGCCGTTTTGAACGAATGCGCCGCCAGCGCCGTAGAATTTCACTTGATAATAGGCGATGTGTCCCGGCAGCACTGGAAGGGTGATGGTACAGCTGGCGGCGCAGGCGGCTCGGGTGTATGTGTCGGTGGTTTGGAAGTGGAACGGGTCGGAGTCGGTAACCGTGCTGGAAGTGGCCACGCAGGCTTCCGCCCTGCTGGTGCAATAGTGCTGAGCGACAGCGCCGAACTCCAGATAACCAAATTCGATTGCGGCGGTCTGAATGCCGAGACCGGCTGGGGCCGTGACCAAGACCGGAGCGCGCGCGAAGGTGGTCCGGTCCACCGCATCATCCACCGTAAACCGCGGGAGTTTGGCCATCAGGATCTGGGAAGGCGGGTAGCGCTGGATGTCCCCGTAGGCGAACAGGAGATAGGACCCATCGGCCAGAGTCTTCGCGGTCGGGTAGTCATTCGTTTTTCGGAGCCCTGTCAGGCCGCCGGTGATCACGCGGCGCTTCGTCCCGTCGACCGATAACTGGACTGCTCCGTTCGCGAGAGAGCTGAAGTTGGCCACGCAGACCTGAGTCCCTCCATCGCAGGTGAGGCCCGGGCTGCCCGGCACATTCAGGTAGACCTCGCCTTTGACGGAACCGGCGCGGCACTCGTTGGCCGCGTTGACGATGCCGACCTTGTAGTTATCCGCGGATGTTGTCCCGATTGAGCAGCTCGGTCCGCTAACGTCGAGAAGTGCGTGGGGGTTTCCGCTCCCCTGGTAGTTGGCTCCGACCGCAGCGGCGATGGCAAGCTGCTTTGGGTTTAACCCGCTGCCGACCGTGTCGATGAGCCGGTAGAGTTGCCCGGAGATATTGGTCATCGTTGGCAACCCATTTTTTGTCCCGGCGAAATCCCACAGCTGGAAATCGCTCATCCAGCCAGAACTCGGCGGCCCCACGGAAGGATGCTTCCGACAGGCATTGCCATAGCAATTAGCCGCCGCTCCAGCAAATCCAGCCGCCGAGGTGATCAATGCCGTAGGCGGTTGTCCAACCTGCGTCAGGAGATCTCCGGCCCGGGTGACCCAGCCGTCGCCAGCCTCGCTGGCCATCTGGCCAAGGGTGGCATCGTTATGCCCGGCTACTGCGTTCCACTCAAAATCCTGAACCCATGACGTGTTGGTCGCGTCCGTGCCGTGCGGATCATCCAGGAATTTCCAAAAGATCAACGTCCCATCGCAGTATATGGTCGGTGTCGCTCCTGAAGTGTGAGAGGCGGCTATTGAGCCTTTTTGGGCGCGCGTAATGGTCCATTGAGTGGGGCTGACTTTGACCGTGATTTGGACGACCTCACTGCCGATCTGGAACCAATCTCCTACACGCGCCGGCGGCACGGAGGTATCAGGTCCACAGGAAACGCAAGCTGGTTCGCCTGACACGTGCACCGTAGTATCGGTTGGGCTGATCGTCGCCGTGAGGCTGGTGACGTATGGACCCTGGCCGACTCCCGTGCCCGTGTAGCCGTGGGGGATCATTTGCATCATGGGCTCGGTGAAGCCCATGGGCACGATCTGGTGGACCGCACACCCTCTGGTTCTAGCGTTGGAATCAACCCGCGTCAGGGCAACCACTGATGCCGTGGAGATCCGCAGGGATCCGATGTAAGCGTTACTGTCTTGCGCTCCGCGAGGGCAGAGCAGATGGATAAAATCTCCGACCGCGGTCTGCAGGAAGCACGGAAACTGGGTGTCGTAGGTTGGGTCGAACGCCGATATCGCGGCCGTAAGGCCGGTGAGCAACGTGCTCGACGCCGTGTCGCCGTTGAATGAATATTCCGGCGTTTTGTTGGCGTAATTGCCAGTGTAGGTCACGACGGAAAGGTTGTCGCCGGACTGGGAATAGAACTTGCTGTCGCCGGCGTTCATTGGCCCCACCCCGCCCCATCCCAGGAAGCGGCTCTCTCCGGTCGAGGGGATGATGTAGTAGAAGACGTCAGGACCACCGTCGCCCTGCGGGAAGGAGCACAGGTATCCGTTAGCTGGACCGACCGGATTGGTGCCGCAAACCCTTGGCGCTCCGGAGAAGTTCAAGAATGATCCGGACCGCTGCGCGTTCCCTCCGGACTCGTAGTAGTTCGTGTCGCTCGGCAAGGTGACACGCTTCAGCAGTGCCCCGGTGTGCGGATCGATTATCGTTTGCGTGCGGTCGGTGGCTGAGATCGTCGGGGTAACGGTCGATCCAGGGGTTGACGGATCCAGTTGCGGGATGTCCTGATAGGTCGCATTGACCGGGATGTTTTTCGTAACGGCCGATCCGCTGGTGACCTGGGCGCCGCAGGTTCTCTGATAATAGTGCGTGGTGTCTGCCTGGAGAGCTCGCGAGTAGATCTTACCGTCCAGGGCCGTTCCATAGAGTCGCTTCCCGATCACAAAGTTCCTGGACACCGCGCCTCCGCCATCGCTGTTGGCCCCCGCAAATAGCGAGGAGTCCACATCGTGAACAAGAGGCGAGTAAGACGGGGACTCGCTCACTACCCAGGTACAGGCGCCGGCATCGGGCGCCGTATAGCTCACGACGGCCTGCGTGTTGGTGGTGGTGGCCGGCAGATCCGCTCTTGCCGATAGAGTCACCCCTCGGGAAATCATCTTCGCGTTCATGCTGCGGTACACCAACTGGATCTCGCTATAGTTCAGTGCCCGGCTATAGATCATCAATGGCCCGTAGGTCATCGAAGACTGCCACCCGTTGGTGAAGTTCTGATTGATGCCGATTAAGAACGGACCCGCGCTGACTGCTGGGGTTTTGGTGGCCGCGTTGTGGGAGGGAGTGTTCGTGTAAGTTACTCCCGCCAGGGCATCCACCAGGAGCCCTCCCGTGCTCACTCCTCCGACCCAGAGATGCGCCGTCGGAGTGCAGTTTGACCCACAGCCTGTCTGCGCTGTGATTGTCAGAGCCATGAAATACCACTGGCCGGGGGTGAAGGTGAAGTTGCTGATGAACTGGTAGTGCGGGTTTCCTAGGCCATTCCAGTTCACTAGCACGTGGCCGTTAACTTGGTCCAAGCCAATGCTGGTATTGTCGGACCCGCTGACGGTTCCGTACATCCAAATCCCTCCGGGGCGGTCGAAGGCCGTGAAACCGTCCAGCCTGAAGACGCCAACCACGGAGTAGGAGGAATTCCCCTCCAGGCCCGGCAGAGAGACGTTCTGCCCGAGCTTGGTATCTGCTGGCGATATCTTAAAGTGCCCGCTGTAGTTCTCGTTGGTATCGGCCACCTTAATTCCAGCGGGGAGATCGAAGGACGTCCCGTGCGCGTTATTGACCCCGCCGCAGGGCACTCCTACTGAGGCCAGCCCATCGCAAGGAGTCAGCACCGCAGCGTGGTTCGAAACGTCCCGAAACGACGGCCAATCTCCAAATACCGTTGCGCCCAGCTCAGAGAGATCGAACGTGTGGACCAGGCCGCGCCGCGGGAAGCTTCCCGGCATGTGGCCGTCGCTGAACTGCCACCCGTGTCCGCTGATGAACTGCCATCCTCGGTTCTGTTGGATGGCTTCTCCGTTGAATTGCCGACCTACCACAAGATCCCAAAGACCGAACGTGGGAGAGCCCTCGCCGCCAGCGTAAGTATTGGCGACTGCACCGATCTGCACATGAGGTGGATTCGTGCTGATCACGGTGTATCCAAGCGCAGGAGCCAGCATGTTCGCGCCGAAAGTTGAGTCCATCGACAGGTACATCTGAGTCCACGGCCCAATAGGAGTTGGCGCCCAGGCTGCGCTGTTGTTGACGCCGACCATGAAGTAGGAATTGAACTCCTTAACAAACATGAGCGTGTAAGGGTTCATGACCCACCCGCCGATGGAGATTCCTGTGTAGCTCAGAAACAACGCAGGAGTGCGGTTTGCAAACGTGGACGACCAATTAGCTGAATCCGCCGGATCGCAACGAGTGGACTGCGTGTAGGTTGGGCAACTGTAGTATTTCCACGTCGAGATGTCCAGCACGCTGGCATTTGGCGCGCAACCGACGGCGCCGTCTCCCGGCATCAGCATAAAACAGGTGTTGGTGGCAGGGTCAAACATCCCTGTCATTCCAGCAGGGTAAGCCGTCCCATCCTGGTTGCCCGGATTGATAAAGGCCCAATTCTCGCCACCGACTCCAGCGGCAAATTGTTGCCACATCATGGCGGAGTGCGTGCTGTCGGTGTACTGAACGCTCGTGCAAGCCCCTGAGGGAGCCGCTGCTCCGCAAATCGGAGCGTCTCCATTAGCTTGCCACTTACTGGAATTGCAAGTTCCAGGGCTGGTTCCGACGCGGTACAGAGTATAGGGATTGCACCAGTGCGCCCCTGAGTCCGGAGAGACGATGATCGTGGCATCGTGGATCGACGGGCCACCGGCGTGAATTTGCCGCTCCACAGGTAAGTAGAGCAGCCCACCTTTGGAGAATGGTGCTCGGCTTTTCCAGCTATTATTGCCTACCGACGCATTTGGATCGCTGGAGTAATTATTCCACTGCCAGAGACGCGTGGCTGAGTTCTCGGCCTCGCTATACGACGCCATGCAATTGACTACGCTGATGTGAGAGGCGTTGGGGGCGTCGAAACTCCAGGCGTCAAGCTGAAGCACGCCGATATTTCCCGCGCACGACCCCGCATGGCCATCATTAAACGTCCCAACGATGGGAAGACCCGTAGTCACAGGTAAGCCAGAGGCGTTCGGCAGCCAGGCCGACCAGTAGTAGAAATCGCCCTGCGGTGTGTGGCCAACGCAGAATCCGCTTCCGGCTACGCAGCCTTGTGGGGTCCCATCGTACCAGTGAAACATCTTAATGATGCCGTCGTTGGGAGTGGTGCTGTCATGCGCCGGGCCGATCGAGATAGGAACTTGGCCCCAGGCGGCCGCACCCAGCAGCGCGAGACTAACGAGCCGCATATCCACAGGCCTCCCAAGTGAGTGAGCCCGCCGAGGCGGCATTGACGTTGCCCGAGGTGACCGTGAAGTTGAGAACGACCGTGTAGGTGGATGTCAACTGAGGCGGGCTTGGGTGAGCACTCCAGAAGTTCGTGTCTCCGCTCGATACCATCAGCGCCACCGGGGCGCCGGTCATCTCTGAGTTGTTCACTCCAGGCCTTCCCATCGACACGCCCAGGCCAGTCGTGCCGGCGAACTGAACGGTCTCGGATACCACGACCTGGTCCCACCGAACATTCCCAGGAACGCCTGTCAGCACCGTAATCTCCTGGTTAGAAGATGCAGCGCTTAAGGCCGTGTAGCTGACCGTCCCAGAGGCGCAGGTTGGAGTGTTGAAGACTTGGCTTCCGCCGGTGCCGATATTGGAAGCAGACCCACCTCCGCCGCCGCCGCCACCAACGGCCTGTTGCACCAGTGCGAATCTGGTCCCGTACTGACCGTTGCGGAGTGTGTTGTTGGTGCCGATTGTCAACGGGTAACACTCCAGGTAGTCACCCGCAGCCATCCTTCCCACCCACGATAATTCGTATTCTGTGTTGCTGCTGATGTTGATAGCGAAATCATTAATGAGGGTGCTGACTCCAAGAGTTCCGTTCATTACCATCACCCCGCCCCATAGGCTGGTCCCGCCGCCAGCTGAGAAGGCCAACTGACATCTGGCGTGGTACAGAGCGGTTACGGGGGCAAAGTATTTAGACGTGTTCGAGGTCGTTGAGTGGATCGAAGTCGAACTCCCTGTCTCATTGGAGTCGAAGTTAATAATCGCGTTTGTCGGTGAGCTGGAGAAGGATGCAGTGCTGTAGCCGACAGCCCAAGGAAGTGCACCGGCAGCCCCACAGGTCGTACTCGTTCCGTCTACCCGGACGCAGTCCGTGCCTGTGCCGGTTACCGGAACGGCTCCGCCTGAACCATTGCCTCTCAGGGTCGATGTGGTGCTCGCTATCGTTCCAGGCGTCGGATTCGTCGCTTCCCATACCGATCCGTTCCATCGGCAGGTAACATGGGAGGACCCGCCTCCTGTGCATGTGCCAGCCGCAGACGCGTCAATAAAGATGAATACCGCGCCCGTCACGGTCGTCGGCGGTGAAGCAAAGGTGGCGGTAGGCGGAACCCAGGTCGCGCTGTGGGCATCAACCGTACCTGTAAAGTTCGGACTTGCGGTCGGCGCTTTGCCTGCGTTCAACCATGCAAGCCAGTCATTCACCGCCACCTGATAATTCGGACCGGATAGCCCGGTCGGAATCGGCGCCGGCGGCTGCGCATAGGCGAGCCCACACAGAAGAAACAATGCTATTAGTCGCAAACTAAACCTCCTCAAGCGTGTCCATGTCGGTCACGTCATCCATGTTTATGACATCGTCCATCGTCTTATCGCCCGGGATGGGGACGGGGCCGGCCTCCGCCACTCGTCGTAACTCGGCGAGCGCAGTCGGGCCTCGGCCTAATAGCCCGTCTTCCTTGATTACGGTAACGTCTACTCCCTCCGCTATCGGGATCACGAGGGATTCTTCCGCCAACTCGTTGAATCTGATCTCCAGGTCGGTACGCTGCCACCATTGGCCCTGGAACAGTTCCGGCGCGTGCGATGGCGGCTCCCAGTCAGGCACGACGTAAATGTGCCGGGCGCCAAACAGTTCACGCACCCAGTCGAGCACCATGGACGACAGAACTAACCGCCCGTTGGCGTCACTGTTAGGCCCATAAAAGACCAGGTACAGGCGCCAGACCTGCGTGTATCCCATGTGGCGACCGAACGTCGTCGGCGCGCCCATGTCTTCGTAGAGTTCGTCGCGCGTCTTGGCGAACGGCTCGTTTTCGAGCGTCGCGCGTAAGATGCAGACATCCTGACAGATCTTCCAGGCAGGCTGCCCTTCCGGTTGCCAGCCTACCCTGACCTTGCAGAAAGCCTTGTCGGCCTCATCGGTATCCGGCTGCGTCGGGTCGTAGCCCAGGACCTGCGCCACGATGCTCTGCACCAGCACATGGAACTCGTCAGGCGTGAACGCAGACGAAACGAGTTGTTGGCCATTAGCGAAGGTAAATGTCCGCATGTTGGTTCTTAGAAGTGGTGAGAATGTCTACGAAGATGCCCGTGTTTGTGGCGCCTCATCGGTACCCACGAGCATCGGCCAATTACTTGGCCATCGGGTGATGTACGAACGTCGCTTCCACTCCAACTTCGCGGAAGCACCGACCGTAGTTGTTCGACTCCGAGTACCGCGCGACCGAGGTACTGCGCTCGATCTGACGGCCATAGGAATCGGTCTTGGACTCATCCGGGGACGCGAACACCACGTTGATGCAGTCGGGACCCCATACTGCGGTCACGAGCGCCTGATGGTCGTTCCGGATCTCATCCGTGTAAATCACCGTATCGCCTGGCTTCACTCTCTACCACCTCCTTTGCACGAACTTGTTAGCCGCCGGTCATCCTGGCGGCGATCACGCTCCAAAACCCGAAATCCCCCCAGGGCTGACAGCTGATCACGCGGTACATATTACCGTGCCAGAACACCTTGTCGCTAATTCCGGAGTTCTGTATGAGGGTTTCGTAGATCGGCTGGTCAGTCAGGATCTGCAGGGAGCCCGTCACCCGGTCGCCTTCAGGCACTTGCGACAGCGCCTCATCGTCGGCGATAGCGACCACGCCGAAGGCGTTGATCTCTGTCTCGGCGCGCTTCTCCCATCCCCCGGCAGCGAAGATGCCGGTGGTGCGCTTGATCGTGAAGCACCTGGCCATCTCCGGGTCCTGCGTGACGTCGCCTAGATTGAACGGCATGTTAGCGGACCTTCTTGCGCTTCGGCGCCTTCACTTTTTCCTTTGGCGTTGGCCTCGCGCATCTGGCGCAGGCGCTCCGACATCGATATTGCTGGTTTCATTGTCAGTCTCCAACCCGGACGACATGGGTGATCGCTGAGACCATTGATCCGGTTTCGATCAACGGTGTGTTGCTGTGCTTCCGCTCGATGACGGAGGGCGCGTTCGGCGCTAAGTTCGTGCCCTCCATGACGTACTCCCTGGCGGCGCTGGCAGCAATGTCGCCGATGCGATGCAGCTCCCGTTCCGCTGCGATAGGCTCGTTGCTCAACAGATGTCCCATCGCAACATCCAGATGGGTCGTGATCTGCTCCAGATTGCGCTCGATGGATGGCCCCAGCACAGGCCGCGGCGGTAATCCGCGCAGCGGACTTCCCGTTGCGTGCATCCGCAGCAAGCTCGCGTTGTTCATCTCCGACCCTGAATTGCGCAACCGCAAATCTTTTTTGATCTGCGCCGGGGTGATGCCTTTCTGACGCCCGCCGGGCTTGCGGGCGGCCAAGGCGACCAAACGCTTGATGGCTTCGGCCTTGCTCACGCGGACGTTTCCGGATTCAGGGATGCCTATTAACACCTCGCTCTTGCGGATCCGCTCAATATCCCTGGCGAGGTCTTTTAACCCTGGGCCTTTGGCGACGACGATTGCGGGAGGTGCGGGCATAATCCGCTACCAAATCAACAGCGGTCCGGCGCCGACAACCTTGGCCATCGTGACAAACTGCTGACCATAAGTCGTCTCGTTCCACGAAGCCCAGGCTTCCAGCCCAGGGGTCGGTTGCGAGCCCTTGGTGACCGGTCCTGCGGTCCGGGAGACGGTAATCCCTTGCGCCAGGCCGGAGGCCGCCGCAGAGCCGGCCTGACACGCTTGCTGGCCATCGGAGCGCAGCCAGAGCGTGCAGAAGTGGGCCACATAAAGGCTCATAGCCACGGGCCAGGCTTCCTGCCAGCGGGTATAGACGAGCGAGGCCGAGGCTAGCGCGATGTAGACCATGATCACGCCCAGCGGCAGGAGAGCGTTGGCGTAGAAGTAGAGCTGCACGTCGCCGTCGTAGACGGCATTCTCGGAGATCGTGAACTGGAGCGGCGCGTCGAGAGATACGACCACGCTTCGAAAGGGGATACCGTGCCCAAGGATCAGTTGCCCCACGGTCAATGGCGGATCGTACTCATTGATCGGAGGCGAGCCGTCGGGTAGGTTTATGATTGGCGATCCGTCCACAAGAGTGGCCGGGACCGTGACTGGCGGACCTCCAAACTTCGGATAGAAGCTGAGGAAGTCCGCCAGCGAATACGGCGGGTTGGTCCCAAGTACAATTCCAGACGCGCCCATGATGGATGGACCGATCATGTCGGGCCACCCTCCCCAGGCATTAGCGAGCAGCAAGTTGTAGTTGGGAATCATAGGTTTGTTATGCGATTTTGCGACGCTTACGCATGGCCGACGGTGCGGCCGGGATCGGGGCGTCGGCGGATTCGGCCGCAGGCGGTTGGATCTGGACTTCCACGCAGCTTCCGTCCTGTGCCCCGAGTTTGAATGTCGCGGTGTCGCGCACCCAATCGGGGACAGTTACCGGCGTAGCGCTGGGTGCAACGGTCTTCACCTCACCACTGACGCCGGACTGCGAGAACGCCTTTGCTTTTGTTACGATGATCACCATTTGTTTGAACGACCTCGTTACTGAGACTAACGTAACGTTGCGTCGTTTTGCAATGCGAGGGCTAAATGCCGTCGCCGTAGCACATCGTGGTGGTGCGTTTGAAGATAACCTGGCTGAAGCATCCGACGAAGGCTGTCTCGTAGGCGCCGCCGCGCTGCATGGTGGGCACGATCATGCCCTTGGTCATGGGTTGCGGGACCTTCAGGTACAGGTTCTTCTTGCTGTTCTTGTACGCCACGCAGCGGTCGGTGGCGGGCGACCCGGATCCCTTGCTGGAGATCCAGTCGTTGGGCAGGAAGTTGATCTTGAAGGGCACGCCGTGGTGGGCCGCGACGCACTGCTTCTCGATGTACTCGAGAGTGGAAGTGAGGCCGCTGCCGATTCCGGGCCCGGCGCCCAGCGTCATCGGCTGGGTGAGCAGAGCGTACTGCGTATACGGCACGAGCAGGCGGTCGGGCATGCCCTCGCTGGCGTCGTATCCGCTGTTCGCCATGCAGGTGTTCAGCAGATAGTTCACGTCGTTGAGGATGTCGACCGGGGTTTTGTCGGCCCAGCGGACCTTGCCCGTCGGGCTGGTCAGCACCGCGGTCTCGGGAACGGCCGGGTTGTTGATCAAGCCAGGCATGCCGAAGACGCCGTTGTAGACGATCAGGTCGAGCGCCTTGTTCCAGACGGTCTCGCAGGAGTCCTCATAGAGCTCCTGGAGGCTGAATGGCGGGGCGATGCCGGTGCGCTGGGCGGTCTCCAAGCGCTTGAGATCGAAGTACGTGATCGTCATGGCAGCGGCCCAGTCCAGCACTTTCCAGAGGCCCTTCTGGATGTCGGCCTGCAGTTCGGGAATCTCGGTGTTGTTGGTACCTTGAATCCCGAAATACTTGGTGCCGGTGCTGGCGTAGTTGCTGGCGAAGGCCGAGATGAACTCGGGGAATCCACCGCCGACTTCCACGGTGATGTCGCGCGGGTGGGTTACGGCCTGGAGCGGACGCACCAGGTCAGTGTCAACCAGTTCCAATTGGGACTGGAGGAAAGCAAGGCCGGACGCGCCTGCGGCATCGAAGCCACGACCGGTCTGTTGGTCGGTGGCTCGTGCGTTGCCATAGCGGCTCGTTTCAGCACTGTTGGCCTTGCGGACGAGAGTGGGGTTGCGAAACATTGTTGTAGTTTTCTCCTTTCCTTTCAAGGCCGTTAGGCCGCGTTCCTGGCCAGCAGCGTGATTTCCGCCACGCTGTTTGCGTCGAGGTAGCCCGTGCGGAACCTCGCGTTCGGCATGAGCACGGTGTTACCACCGTCCGCAGCCGCTTCGATACCGCCCACCGGGGCATTCGGGATGGCCGGGTTGACCGTGAGCCGAATGTAGACCGGCGCGTCGGCCACCGGGGTGCCGTGGGCGATGTGAACGGTGATGCTGCCGAGTTCGAGTACCTCGGCAATTTCTCCGGGCGCATAGTAGCCGATGTTCTGACTCGCCCCAGGTACGCCGATGGGGTAAGTCAGGTTGGTCTTGACCTCGCGGACAGCGATGCCCGCGAATTTGGAGGTGATGTCCGCCGCGACGCCACCGTCAGCGACGTATTCAGCCACCGATTTCCACATGCCACCCGCCGAGTCCCCGATCAGAACCGCGGGTTCGCCGAAGCTCAGATTGGTTAGATTGGTGGGATCGCTCTGACGCGCCACGATGATCGGCGAACCGACCCGCGACACGGCTCCCGGAAAACCGACGTTCGGGCCGGTGACCGGAATAACTTGTCCAAAACTCGTAAAGCCGCCCATGTTACTTCACCTCCTGAAGGGGTTTTCCGCTCCGCTGTGCATCGTAGGCTGCCTGGAGCTTGCGATCTCTGTCGCTAGCACCATTGCCGGGTTCGGCGACATCCGCCGCTCGCGTGCGCGAGGCTGTGACGAATCCGGCGTAGCTGCCGTTGGACGCGCCCGCGGAACGGGTACGTCGCGCCAAACGGCTGTTAAACGCACGCTTGAGCGCGGCGTCGTTAGACCGTGCAACGAAAGGTCGCAGGGCCATCAGGTCGTCATCGTTGTTGCCGGCGGCGCTGGCGTTGATCGGCACCGGTTCGATGAACCCGTCGCGAGCACGGGACTTTCCGTCGGCGGCCCGGGCAGGAGCAGGCTCTTCTTCGGGCAAGGGTTCACCTTCGCCCTCGGGCAGGGGCTCGCCGCCACCTTCATGTTCCGGCTCGGCCGCTTCTTCCTCGAAGTATTCCTGGAGTAAGCTGGCCAGCTCTTCCAGGTCCACATCCTCGGCAGGCAGCGGCGTCTCAGGCGCGCCTCCCGCAACAGGAGCCGGTGCGCCGCCGCCTCCCACAGGTGCCGGCTCTTCTTCGCCGCCTCCGCCCCGGGCTGCAGCGCGTTCGATCATCTCGTCCAGGGCAGCGTGCATCCTGGCGCGATAATCATCGGCCTGCGCGTCAGCGCTATCGTCGGCGCTGTCGTTGGCGTCGGCGGCGGCGTCTTTCCCGGTGGGATTCTTCCCGGCATACCGGTTAGACACCTTGTCGGTCGCGCTGTCCTTGCCGGTGGGGTTCTTCCCGGCATACCGGTTCGTGACCTTATCGTTCGCCCGGTCATCGGCCCGGTCATCCGCCTTGCGATCATCGGAACGGCGATCATCTGCCCTCCGGTCATCGCTACGGCTGTCATCCGCGCGACGATCATCGGAACGACGGTCGTCAGTTCGACGGTCGTCAGCCCTCCGGTCATCGGCGAGTTTGTCTTCGGCGGGTTTCTTGTCGGTTACCGCCTCGACTGCGTCAGCCACACTCTCGGGATCAGCATCAGCCGCAAAGGCTTTCAGGCCGAGCCCAAGTATGTGCTTCAACATGCTCACTGGTTTAGGCACAACTAGTTTCTCCTTTCTGATTGCCGGTGGAGTCGCCTCCGGCGTGCTTCTCTGGATCGGTTCCGGCAACACAGGTTCCGGTGCAGAATCGTTTATCCGGGCCTCGGCTCCTGCTCGGCCCTTCGGTACAACTGCAACATGATTGCCGCGAATGGCGGTCTGTAAGAACCGGTCGCCATCGCGGGCGAGAGTGTAATCGTAGCCGCAAGAAAGCTCGCGTAGCTTCTCGTCTTCGACTTTCTGGATGAGCGGCTGCCGCTTGATCACAATGTCGGCCATCAGCGGCCACTCACCGTTATCCAGAGGTTCGGCGCCCTTACGGACGTTCTGGAGGTGTCCCATTTCATATTCATTTACATTGCTGGGGTCGACAAACTTAGCGGCCGGTGGGTGGTTATCGGTGATGCTCTTCGCCTCAAAGGAAGCGATCGCGGCTGGATCAAAGACCTCCTCTGGGCTCCGGTATAGGTCAATCATAGCGCTCTTGTCGCTAACATCCAGGCCTAAATCGCGGGCTGCGTCTTGCGGAAGTTCGCTGATTGGATACCGCTGAAACCCAGTTCGGGCGATCACCGCGTCGGAACAGATCAGGTAGCCTTCGGGCGTTTTGGCGATCTTGTCCGACAAACGTGACGCAAAGTAAGAAATCATAATGCTCCTTTACCAGAGGTCCTCCGAGAATAAATGGCTCTTTCGGTCGGTGGTTTGTTCGGCACAGTAAGCTACTAGCCCTGCGTCGAACCGAGACAGGAACTCCCCAGTGTTGGTTAGAAACCCTATCTGTTCCTGGGTAATTTTTGAAGGGTTATCGCCCTCTTTGGCCCAGATCTCCTGCATGATCACGCCATGGCGCAACCCACTGTAGGCCTGTCCATTCAGCCGAACGGCCGCAGCGACGATCCGACGATTTTTGACCACTTATCCCCTGGCGCCGACTGCTCGAATCTTCTCGCGGTAGAGGCTGTCCATCTCCGCGGTCATGGTCGCGCAACTGGAAGCGTCATGCTCCATGTGGTTGAATAGCGGCTCGTTGACGAGTCCGATCGCTGCGCCGCCAAGCACCGCGCGCAGCCAGAAGTCCCAGTCCTCGTAGCATTCCGGGTCCTCGCAGAAGCCGCCGAGCTTGCCCCACAAGGACATCCGGAACATGGAAGTCGTGAAGATCAGATTGCGGTCGACAAACCGCTCAATGGTGAACGGCGGCGCCGGCATCCAGATATCCCCGTTCTGCAGGCGCATCTGGGTGGCTACGATATCCTTGCCCTGCATCTGCTCGATCGAGCGTTCGATGAAGCTGGGCTCGATCCAATCGTCGGCGTCCAGCGTGACGATGAAGTCGGCCTCGCCTTCGGCGTAATCGATGCCTATGTTTTTGGCAGCGCCCATTCTCCCGGTGGCATACTCCAGCCATGTGGCTCCCATCCGCCGCGCCACCTGCTCAGAATTGTCCGTGGACATGCCGTCGACCACGATCACGGCGACCGGAGGAATCGTCTGGACCTGCGCGGACCGGATCGCCCGTCCCAGCCACTTCCCGTAGTTCTTGTTGGGGATCACGACCGCCACGCGTGGCGCGTAGTCCCACCAGAAAGGCCCGTCGAACTTGTGGCGCGGCAGCAGTTCGCTGACCGCCTCGATCACACCGAACTCAGGCCGAACCGTGTAATCGTCGCCGCAGATGATCTTGCGGGCCTTGGGCAGGTACAGCTTGACGTCGCCGGCGCAGCCTTCCTTGGTGTGGTTCGCGTCGACGTAGACCAGATCAGCCTCACCGACCTTGTGAGCGACTTCCTGGGAATCGCCGCGCACGACCGTGATCTTGGGCCAGGCGCCGCAGCCCTTCATGTTCTCGACGAACTTGGCGAAGAAGTCGCGGCCCACTCCGAAGTAGCTGAGCGAATCAACCAGGTTGTTGCGGTCGCCGCGCTCGGCAGCCTCAAACCAGGTGTCGACGCAGGTAACCTTGTCAACACGCTCGGCAAACCAGGCGGCCGACTGCCCAAGGAAGGAGCCGATCTCGATTACGCTCTTGATGTTATGGCGCTTGATCAGCTCATCCAAGACCCTGCGGTTGGCCTCGTCGAACCAGCCGCCGATGTCTTTGCGGTCGGTGATGACCACACGCTCGACAGGCTCCTGCGGCGGCTCCGTACTGAAGCAATAAGCCTCCTCCAGTTGGCTTCCTACGGTCGGCAAGAGATCTCGCACCAGCCCGGCCAGATCGTCATCGTCGTCGAAGAACGTCACCAGAGGGTTCAACTCGTAGGCGCCGCAATACGTCTCCAGATCGCGCATGATCACCGGCATCTGCCAGGACAGCGCCTCTTTGATCACGATCGGGTTAAACTCCAGGGTCGAAGTGAACAGGAACAGGTCCATCGACGCATAGAACTGGTCCACGTCGCTGCGCTCGCCCCACACGATGCAGTTGTCCGGCTTTTGGGCCATCAGCGGCTCCCAGTAGGCGGCGAAGTTGCCGGCCTGGTTGCCGACGAAATGGAAGGTCAGGTCCGAAAGCTTTCGCGCGATCTCGAAGATCTGCTTCTGGTTCTTGCCGGGAGTGAACAGGCCGACATTGAGTACGTGCCGGCGCCCGGGATCCAGTCCCAGCCTGCCCAACGCCTCGACGCGGTCCGGCCGCACCCGCTTAGGCAGTTGGATGTCGACCACGTACGCCGGAATCGGCAGGTGATTGTACTGCTCGACGTGGTATTGGTTAGCGAAAGCGAAGGCGTTCGGAAGCCAGCGCTTGCTGTTAGGCTGGATCACCTCACGCCCGTGGGTCGTCTCGATGAGACGGTAAGGGCGGTGGTTCCGGAACAGCCACACGGCCGCTTCGTCCGGCAGGAAGGTCTCGGCGAACTCCTGCAGGTGCACCACGTCGGGAGCGAAGTCCTCGATCAGTCGCTGCAGGTTGCGCCAATCCCCGTTGAGCGTATGGACGGGCGCGATGCTCCGGATACGCCGTTTCTGCACGTCGAACATCGGCGCGACGTCCTGCCACTCGGCCACCGCGACGGCGACGCCGGCGTCTACCAGGCCTTTGACGCACTGGTAGGCGTATTCCGGCATCCCGCCAGTCGAGCAGTGCGGCAGCAGGAAGAGGACTTTGTTGTGTCCGGACGGTGTGACGGCCTTCTTGCCCTCGCTCCTGTCGCGCAGCAGCCGGTCGATCGCGCTGGTGACCATCGCCGGGGTGATCGACGTTGAGCACTCCATGTTCTTGTTGCGCGGGCACCATTTTCGGTTGCCGCGGTCGAAGGCCAGTTCCTTGTCGTTGTAGCAGCCTGTACAGACGCTCTTGTTGATGACGCGGTAGCAGTCCGTCATCTCGCTGTATGGCTCGGTGAACCCGGAGATGATCACGGTGGGGACTTCCAGGGCCCAGGCCAGCCAGGAGCATCCCGACGCGACGCCAATGAAGAATTCGGCGTGCTGGATATTGTTGATCGTCTCGCTCAGGCTCCGGTCATTCCGGGAGATGATCCCCAGGGGGAACAGATTGGCAAGGCGGGTCTGTTCCTTGCTGACCGACACGATGGCGTAGCCCTTGCTCTTGAGGTACTCGAGCACCGCCTGCCAGCCGCCGGGATGCAGCCACTCCTTGGCGTCGAAGGTAGAGAACTCCGCGATGGCCACGTACTTATCGGCCACGGGCGCCGGATCTGTCGGGCGCGCGATCCGGGCGCGGATCTCCGTCATGGGAAGACCGAGAATATCCGTTGCTGTCTGCTGCAGCGGGATCAGCCGCCAGTTATTTTTGTTCCGGTTGTAGTCGTTGTCGCACGTCCCGACGATGTAGGCCGCATAGAAGCCTTCGGCCTCGGCGGCGCCCGGGCCGCGCACGGTCAGGTTCGGGTAGGTCGACGCGAACAGCTCCTGGTGGAACGTGCCGACGTGAACCTCGCATTGGTGCTTCTTGCGGAACTCCTCGGCGTAAGGGAACCAGGCGATCGTGTCGCCCAGCGCCTTGGAGTCCAACTGGATGTAGACCTTTTTGCCTGCCAAATCGAGAGTTTCGTCGAATACGACGACACCGTTCTCCTCGACGATCACCCGCCATTTGATGAAGTACTTGGGAAACGGAGCGGCGAAGCATCCAGGGGCTACCGTGGTGGAATAGACCAGCAGATCGTTCTCCGCATTCAGGAAACGCACGAGGTAGGTTGCTTCCCGGGCATGCTTCAACGCGTTGCCATGCAGACCAGAGGCCGCAACCGGCACGATGTCCACGCGTACGCCATCGAAGAAGCTGAGTCTGATCTGATTGTGTACCATCCCGCTCATTGTAAACCTATTTGTAGTTCCAACCATCACCGAATAGATAGGAGCGAATTCTAGCCGATCCCGTACCGAGCACCGTGTACACGTTCACCTTGGAAACGCTCACGCCGGGCTTAGGGATCAGCACGGCATAGACGTTCACCTTGGAAACATCCACTCCAAGTTTCGGTGTGAGTACCGCGTACGCGTTGACCTTTGAAACAAAGATGCCAGGCCGCCACAGGACAGCGTAGCCGACAGCCTTTATGACGTTGACGCCTGGAAGAGGGGCGAGTGCAGCGTAGCCGACAACCTTTGTGGCATCGACTCCCTTCAGTGGGGCGAGAACTGCGTAGGCTACTGCCTTTGTTATATTGACGCCCGTCTGAATCATGGAGGCTTACGCCTTGGATCTCACATTGATCTGCAAGGCGTTCATGTCGCTCTGTACAAACTCCGCGCTGGTGACGGGATTCACCTGACTTATAGATTCGTAGGTGTCGTAAGCCGTGGTCAGCGTCTGATCCGCTTCAACCGCTACCGTGCCGCCTGAATTGTACCCAAGAGCGATCTTGGTAGGCGTCGCGCCCGAGGAAGAGACGGCCGCGCGGGCGGCCAGTTTGACGGCCTTTATCCGAAAGGCGCCGGAAGGCAGATCGGTCACGTTGAATTGCTCATCCTTATTGTTGGTGTTGACGTAAACGGGGCTGGCGTCGCTGATCACCGTTCCGTTGATCTGCGTATAAGCTCCCGTCCAATCGTCTGTAGTGCCGGCGCCCGTTAAAGCCAAGGTGACCAATCCGGGGAAGGCGCGGGTGTCTTCATCTGCGACGATGATTTCAGAAAAGCCGCCTCCATAAGCAGGATCGTGACCTCCTAAAAGCCAAATCCTATCCAAATCGGAAACGCCGGATACAGCAATGTTCCCGGTGTAGGTGACAACCAAAACGCCATTCAGGTACACATTGACCGTGCCTGAGGCACCGTAACTGATCACCTGGATATCGAAGCGGAGGAGTGTCCCATGAGGATAGCTGAAGCCGGATTCCACGACGAGTTCCGTACGGGTTGAGCCGTCGTACTTGCAGATCGCAAGACGGTTACCTCCGGCCGCAGGGCTGGAAAGCCAGATCCCGGAACCGGAAGTCCCGCTTTTGGTAAGCCCAATGATTTTCGTGGATGCGCCAAGGTTGCTGCCGTTGACTTCCCACCATTCACGAAACGAAAGCCAGCAGGAGGTTACGGCACCGCCTGCGAATGTGGCCGATTGCGACGCGCTGATATTGGGGATCAGACCACAGCGGGCGTAGCCAGCCCGGAACCCGCCACCGGTAGAAGTTACGATCGGAGGGTTTCCATTGGGAAAGTCAATGTCCTCGCCGCCGCACCAAAGTATGCTCATTACGTTAAGATCCCGATCTCAAATCGATCTGAAGGGCGTTCATATCGGATTGCGCCCAATCCGCACTGGTCACCGGATTTTGCGCGAAGATCTGATGCTTGGTTTCCCAAGCAGTAGTCGTAGACTGTGAGGTGCCGACCGCAACTGAACCTCCAGATTTGAAGCCCAGCGCGACCTTGGTAGCCGTAGCTCCTGCCGTGCTGGTAACCTTTGCTGTGGCCACGACGGCTCGAATGCCAAATGAGCCCGATGGAAGATCCGTTAGATTGAACTGCTCATCTTGCGAAACCGTGTCCGTATAAACGGAGGTGGAGTTGTCGATCTCGCGTTCATTCACATCCGTATAGGCGCCGATCCAGTCATCCGTAGTGCCTGCGCCCGTGGGGACCATCGTCATGAGACCCGTGAAGGCGCGCGTGTCCTCATCCGCAACAATGATTTCCGAGAACTGCTGATAACCAGTACCGTTGGTAGCGGAAAAGAACACGCTATCCAGATCTGTGATGCCTGAGATCGTCAGACTGCCGGAATAGGTCACAACGAACGCGCCATTCCAATAGACACTGACTGACCCGGTTCCATTGAAGTTGGATATTTGAACGTCCAACCTATTGAACGAGTTGCCGAGCATGTATCCAGTGAGCGAGCCCTCGGCAGCAAGCGAAGTGGAGGTAGAACCGTTATACGAATAGATGGTCAATTGTCCGAACGCTGTGTAGCCGATGAAAATGCCTTTATTGGTCCCGGACTTTCCAAGACCGATCAGAAAGGTGTTCGCAAGCTCTGTATTGTTGATACCGCCTTTGCCTACGATGCAGGACAACCAGGCAGAAGTAACTCCCCCGCCAGGGAAAACGGTGGATTTGACGAACGCGCCTACCGGAGAAGATGTCCAAACCGCGCATCGGGCGTATGCTGATCGAAACGTGCCGGACTGAAGGACATGCCATGCTACTACTCCATTGGGAAAATCAAAGTCCTCGCCGCCTGCCCAAAGAATCGCCATTTACGCCACCTCTACCTGGAAATTGATCTGTGTTGCCCCCGACACCGCCTGAATATGAATTCCCACAATGTCTCCATTGGCAATGGTTGTCGTCGTGAAGTCGGTCAATGTAGTGCTGCGGATCGCCGTGCCGGTGCTGATGGAAACCCCGCTCGTGTTGATCGAGTTAGACGCCGTGGGAATCGCTGTGCCGGCTGCGATCTTCCACACCTTGATAGTACAGGTCCCGGTATCGACCAGGATGCTCCAGGCTTGTATCGTGCCGCCTGAAGGGACCTTGACATACCCAGTAAGCCCAGAGGCCAACGCGACACCACCGCCGTCGAAGGACGTTCCAAAGCCGTGAACTACACCTATCCCTGACGTTCCGCTAGTCCCGCCGCCCGATGTTCCACTGGTGCCCGGACCGCCAGACGTTCCACTGGTGCCCGAACTGCCGTTGACCCCGCTTGTGCCGTTGACTCCGGAAGTGCCGCTCGTGCCGTTGCCGCTCGTGCCCGATGATCCGTCAATCCCGGAAGTGCCCGAACTTCCACTTAGTCCGCTGCTGCCAGACGAGCCATTCAGTCCGCTGGTCCCATTGATGCCTGAGGTGCCGTTTACGCCCGAAGTTCCAGAGGTTCCCGAAGTACCCACACTGGAGGTTCCCGAACTGCCGCTTACGCCGGAACTACCGCTTACGCCGGAAGTGCCACTGCCCGATGTCCCCGAGGTTCCGTTGATGCCGGACGTCCCGTTGACGCCGCTCGTGCCATTGCTGCCTCGCGTTCCGGAGGTTCCCGACGTGCCGTTGATCCCGGATGTGCCGCTGCTACCAACTCCAGACGTGCCAGATGTGCCCGACTGGCCGCTGGTTCCTGAGCTCCCAGTGAGGCCGCTGGTTCCACTGCTTCCATTCAGCCCCGAGGTGCCATTAATGCCAGACGTCCCAATGCCCGACGTCCCGCTGGTTCCTGCAGAACCAGAGCTTCCGGCAGCCGAGGTGCCTGACGTCCCGGAGCTTCCGATGGCAGTCGTTCCAGAGCTTCCGGTCGTGCCCGAGGTCCCGGCCGCCCCCGAAGTCCCGGAGGTTCCCGAACTCCCCGAGACAGGCGGTGGCGCCACACCGGTCTGGAGCAGGATATTGTCCAGGTAGAAGCCGATGGTGGCTGACCCGCCGCCGCCGCCAACGGCGACGCGCAGTTGATTGACGGTCCCAACGATTGGAGCGAACTGCGAAAGCTGAATGACGATCTGCTGATAGGTCGCCGTCTGCGAGCTGCTGAACGTGAAGTTTCCATCCTTCAGGGTGACCGAGGTCCCAAGAGGAGTGCCGGCATTCTGCCAGGTCAGCGTCAGGTAGCGCTGGTTCGCCCACGCCGCCTTCGAGCGGATGTAGAAGACCAGGTTGGCGTACAGCGCCAGATTCACCGGCGCGCCGGCCTGGAACTGCACGAAGGCGCCCTTGGCCACCGCTGTAGCCTCGACGTCCTTGGTCCCCTGGTAGGGGTTGTTGGTCGAGTTGAGCGTCCACCCGGATCCCGAAGAACTCGCCGTCCACTCGACGCCCTCATCGTAAATCAGGGCGCTGGAAGTACCGACCGGCTGGGTGGTCGCGTGTGTGACCAGGACGAAGGTCAGGGCCAGCTGATGCGCGGGATCGACCGCGGGCCGCACCGGCGTCGCATTCAGAGTGCCCTGAACCACGATCACATGTCCCGTGTCGTCGACGGCGATCACGTCGATCCGGTCCAGGGTGGCATCCGGCGCGGCCAGGGTGACGCTGGTCAGGTCCGAATTATAAAGCGTGCCCAGAATGCGGTAGGTCGTGGTCGAAACCGAGAAGGTGTACCCGGTAACCCAAACGACGATGCCTCCCGCGATCAGGATCGTATCCGTTGGCGGCGGGACTACGATCGGTTGAAGCTGCCAGATCGTGTCGTAGCTGGTGTCGGAATTCTTGACCAGCATGTACCCGGACGAACCGCCCGGGGCGAGGCCGGCGCCTGTGCTGCCCGAGGTCCCGCTCGATCCAGAGGTCCCCGAGGTCCCGTGGATGCCCGAAGTTCCACTGGAGCCAGAGCTTCCGCTGGTTCCGGCCGTTCCCGACGTCCCATTGATTCCAGACGTTCCACTGCTGCCCGAACTCCCACTGCTGCCCGACGTTCCGTGGGTCCCCACGCCAGAGCTTCCCGAGGTGCCGGAGGTGCTCGAACTGCCCGAGGTTCCAGCGGTGCCGCTCGTTCCAGTGAACCCCGAGGTGCCACTGGTCCCGAGAGACTTGCCAGACGAACCTGAAGTGCCGGAACTGCCCCTTAATCCCGACGTCCCAATACCGCTCGTGCCCGAGGTCCCGCTGGAGCCAGATCCGGTGCCGGAACTGCCCTCGCCGGAACTCGTGGCGAGCACGTTGCCGCAGATCCCTTCCTTGCCCACCACCGTCACAGGCAACTTACTGACGATGGAGAACCATAGAATACGTTCGTCCTCGCGGCCGAGTGCCGTCCAGATATGACAGGTCGCCGTAGCGTCCTTCACTCCCAACGCTCCGGCCGTGAGCCAGACCGTTGCCTTTTTGCCGCTCGCGTCGATCTCCTCACCGTCGTTGACCAGGCCGCCCGTCACTGTCCAAGCCACCTGCACGATGGCGTCGCCGGCCGCCATCCATGACGTCCAGTCAAGGGTGAAGTCGAGCCGCGAGTACGGCGTCTTCAGGATGGGCGTCATTGTAAGAAGAAGGTCGGTAACGGGCTAACGAAAGCGAGTTCGTTGATTACCAAATCGCCGCCGTCGCCGATGACGATCGAGCCTTGATTGTCCACACTGCCGTTCACGGTCAACACAATGCCGGCATTTATGGCCAACGTTCCAGCGGATAGGACGGTGACACCAAAGCCAAAGCCTGTCCCGACAGTGGCATCCGCCGTTACGGTCACGGCATGAGAAATAGAGACGGTGTCGCCATCCCCTGGGGTCCCAACTTCATTCCAGGTGGTCTGCCCTGATGCATTCCAGTTCCCGTCGGCTTTGGATGTAAAGATCATCTCTACTTCTTTTTCGAATTACCGCCGGACTTGGAGCTTCCTCCCGATTTGACCGTACCTGGCACAATGGTCAACGAAAAGGCCTTACTGTCGGTGATCGAATTATTGTCCGTGACAAGGGCAGTAAAACTGAATGGGCTTCCAACGCTCGTCGTGGGCGTCCCTGAAAGAACCCCTCCGCTGGATAGCGACAATCCCGTAGGAACGCTTCCCGCCGAGACACTCCAGACTAAAGGAGCAGCCCCGCCGGAGGCCGCCATGGTTTGCGAGTAGGCGATGCTGACCAATCCCTGTGGAAGCGGACTACTCGTTGTAATAGTCATGGAGGAAGAGGTTGTCGTGATCGTCAGGCTTCCTGAAGTGGCAGTGTCGTAGGATAACGTGAACGTCGCCGTTCCGCTGCCGCTGGCCGTCCCGGTTATAGCGCCGGTGCTCGAGTTGAGGCTTGCCCACGAGGGTAAAGATCCAGAGGCTACGGCCCATGAACTGGAGCCGCAACCCGACTGTGTGGCAGTCTGCGAATAGGATGAACCTGATGTTGCGTTCGGGAAACTGACCGTGGTGATCACGCAGGTTGGAACGCTGAGCGCGCCCCAATTCGAACCATCCCATTGCGCGGAATAGATATTGCGCGGCGCGCCTTCCACCACTTCTCCCCAAACCACCACAGGAGCTCCGGAGACCAGATCGATCACTGGCTGGGAGGCGGACCCGAGGGCGGTATCAGCATTGAGGCTCGCTCCGAGATTGGACCAGCTGCTCGTGTTCCACTTCGACACGTAGACCTGGGGCCGCTGGCCGAAGCTACTGTACCCGGCCAACGATCCTTGCGACTGCGTGTTGCTCTGCTCCACCCACGCGGCATAGACGTTCGTGCCATCCGTGGCAAGTTTCGGCCGGAATGCCCACCCCGTGTTGGTGTCGCGGTTGAGGGCGCTTCCCACTGCTCCCCAAGAAGACCCGCCCCATGTTTTCACGATGAGCTGGGCATGCCCTGAAGCAGAGCGGTCGATATAGCCTACAAACAGCGCGCCCGCGTAGGTCAGCGAGGGGAACATCGCGTAGCTGGCACTGGTCACGCTGGTGCCTTTTGCGACCCACGCCGACGAGCCATTCCAGCAATACACGTAGACCAAACTGGTCGAAAGGGAGGTGGATTGATACTCATCCCACGCTACACATGGATTGGTCCCATCGCTGACTATGGATGGTGTTCCTGCTCTGGAGTTTGTGGAATTCACATTGAGTCTGGATCCGACCGCTGACCAAGAACTGGCGACGTATTTCTTCACCCACAGTTCGATCTCTCCGGTTGACGCGCTTCTAAGCGTGTAGGCTACATGGGGCACGCCTCCGACTGAGACGATCGAGCATGCGCCCGAAATTCCGCTATCGACCTGCCCGCCGAGTGACCATGAGCCACCGGAAAAGCCCTTCGCCCAAACGGTCGTGGCGCCGCCGGAACCGACTTCCTCCCAGCACACCCAGGGCACGGTAGCGATAACAGCCATGGACACACCATCGTTATTCAACGTGTTGTTTGAGATCGCTGTGATGGTTGATCCGAGATTGGTAGGCGTCCCACCCGTGACCGATCGCGCGAAAATGTGCTCGTACTTGTTACCCACGGTTGTGGTCGTCTCGGCCCAGCCCTGATATACGGTGGATCCGCTTACGGCCATGCCGGGAGATCTAGCGTATGTGCCGGAGTTTCGGTTGACGCCTCCTGAAGTCGGAGTGTAGGTGGGCGTCCCAAGGTATCCTACATTGACGCCGGCACGTAGGCGAACCACGCTGACTGTGGTAATCCCGCGCGTGTTTCGCATGTTGACGATCAAATCCATATCCGGGTCGTAGCTGACGCGATCCCACGGATTGGCGCCCGCGGACACGGAGGGCGGACTGGAGAGTGATAGCGATGTCCAGATATCCGCCACAGGATCGTAGAGCCATGCGTCGTTCAGGCCGTCGCCGCTCACTGCCGCCGCGCCCCCGTACAGGAAAAACTTGTCGTCGGCTGGAAGGTAGACCCACCCCTGCGCCTGCCGGGTAGTCGGCCTGGAGCCGGATGCTGTCGTCTTCTTAACCCAGGCGTGCGACGAGGCCGTATAGACGTAAACTGAATCGTCGTTGGCTCCACCAAATAAATAGGTTTTGGCGTCCACTGTGCGATAGGCCATACGCGGATTAATTGCGCCTGGAGTCGGGCAGTTCGAAGCGGTAGCTGTGCATGAAACGCCCACGTTCCACGTGTTCGCGGCAGGATCGTACTCAGACGTTCCAATGAATCCCGAATCGCCGCCTTCCACGACCAGCTTGTTGTTTAGAGGGTCGAACGTCCCTCCCATTTGCATGGCGTTATCCAGTGTGGCGTTGGATTTTTTAGCGCGCCCTGCTTGGGAGATGAAGTCGTACTGCCAAGTCCATCGGCGTTGGTTGCCTTCGGACACCTGAGATCCCGAATTGCAACACAAGCCCATCGCAATCGAGGTGGTCGGATCTACAGCGTAGCCGCCCACAGGGTGACCTGCATCCGGCCAGTGCTCCGAGTGCCAGTAGCCGCTGATGTCATAAACGGTCATAAAGTTTCGGGCCGCGTCATAGCAGATCCACGCGCGGTTTGGTTCGCCGCTGACTTCCTGGTAGTTGCCCAACACGCAATGCTTTTTTAGGGCAGGAACGTAGTGTAAGAACTCCCACCCAGGCACGTCGATCGTGGCCCCGGCGAATGTGATCGTTGTCCAGGTATTCGGAGTAATCGCCGTGCCTGCCTGGTTGGCGACGATCACGTCCTCCGCGCGCGCCACCAGCAGGAACGCCGCGAGAAGGACAACCAGCGATCTCATATCACGCCGCCCGACGCCGTACAATCGCCGCCAGTGGTTTCGGTTCTGGTGATGACCGGACCCAACCCGTATTTAGGTAACGAAATCGTCGTGGTGCACTTATTGGCGTTTTCCTTGAACACTGTGACAAAGTTGCCGCTGGTTAAGGTTGTCGCAGGCTCGGTGCTCGGAACGTTGGTGTCGCTGGAATTGGTAAACAGCATCAGGTTCAAAAACCAATCTTCCAAAGCGGCCGAGGCCGGCGCCTGCTCAAATCGGTAAGACCCAAATCCGCTGGTCCAGTTCGCCGCATTCGGTACGATTAGCGCATCCGACATTTCCGGGGAGGCGCAATAGGTGGTGCTCAAACAGTTGTTGTAGTTGGTCGAACCGATTTTGAATTCGCTCCCCGATCCCCCAATCGTGGTGATCGTCCCGCTCACCGGCAAGGTCATCCAGCCGTAAGTTTTCCCGTCGTAAACATACTGAAAATTGCCTGAGTTATGCGTGATGTATCCGAGATTGCCAGAGATGAAAGGGTACGGCCAGTCCGTTCCGTTTGAAATTCCAGTGACGGTTTCGGTTCTGGTTGCCGTCCACTTCGTACCTCCGGAATAGGAAGAGACGGTCGGAGAATTCACAAAGTGAACGATATTCTTTTTGGTGAACGCCGTGTTGACCGAGGTCACCTGATCGTAGATCACCACCCATACGCCCTGCGGCCTAGGGATGAAAAATAAGTGCCTGATCACTTTCGAGACGCGCATCGTTCGGTTGATCGAGTTGGATTCGCGCAGTGCTCGGCTGGTTGTATGCGCTCCTGCGCTGTAGGGGTTATTGTAGGTTCTCGTGATGTCCACTGCTGCGTACGTGTAAGCTGTTTTTGATACGAAGGCGATCAGCGTTCCGCCCTGATACAGCTCGTGGCTACGATTCCACATAGCAAGGTCTAAGGGGACGTTGGTGGCTTGTTGCATCTCGCCGCCCAGGTTCGACACGTCGGATCCCACACGCCGCTGGCCTCCCTCATTCGGTAGAACGAGATCGCGCAGCCCATTCACCGGGTCGTTAGTCTGCACCGTCTCCTCGGTGAAAGTGTCCGCGCTGTCCGTAACCGTTAGAGCGTTGCCTGAGATCACGCTGTTGAGCCAGATCTTTTGGTGGTCGGCCCCGGTCCCCACGCGGTACGATCCGGATCGGAGGGCCAGTTCCCCGCGATTAAAGCAGGCCCACGTTCCTGCGTCCTGAACTGGATGACTCCAGAAATTATCGCCGTAGCGCAGCCAGCAGAAGGCGTTGTCTTCTCCCCACCCGTTTCGGAAAAAGATGGTTCCCCAACCCGGAAAGTTACGTACCTTAGAAAGCGAGCTTCTTGTATTGGTGCTCTTAGAATTCGTGTCTGGCGCGTACCAAGGCCATCCGGAAGGCTCAAATCCATCCGGAGTCCCCGTCCGGTTGAAAGTGCGGGCCCAGCCCCGAATCGTCGGATCATCGTAGATCTCACCCAATAAAGAAAGTGAGGCAGGGGTCTGCAGCCCGCTGGTCCCGAACTCCCCATCAGGCAGCCCGAAGGCGGTCTGGCCGATCAGGTCCATCCTCCAGTCAGGACGCACCATGTACATCGTGTAATAGGAATAATTTTTGAACCAGCATTCCCGGGTGAAGAAGGCGCTGTCGCCGATTGCATTCATCCAAGCCAGGCCATACGGCGCGAACCAGTGGATCATGCCGAGGTCAGTGTTCAAATTATTTTGATAGACCCATTCCTCGTGCCAGCCGCCGCCGTGATTGGTATCGGAATCTCCTATGGAGCAGCCTCCGCCGCCCCCGATCACTTGGCGCCACACCGGGAGCATGTAGTTTAGAAACATGTCCGCTGACCAGTTCCAGTGGGGTCTGGATGTCGCCGCGTCATCCGGGTAGATCGCGAGGGCCAGAATCAGATGTGGAGTCTGAACCGAGCCGGTAATGTAGAACTGGTCGTTGTAGGGCGAGAATCCAGTTTCCGCGGACTCAAACGCGGTCATCATGGTGTACATGCGTGAGCGGTAATTGCCCTGCGCCGTGGCGCCTATCGTGGAATAGGTCCAATCGTAAGCCAGCGCCGCGGTCCATCCACCCCACCACGTGCCCATCGAATCGACGTGGGTGGCCAGTGTCTGGATCTTGCCGAGGTACGTTGACGCGCGCGGACCGCTGTTCCGCGCTTCCGACAAGTAAGCCATTAGGAGGTATCGGGCATCTACTGCGCCGGTCTTGTTAGCCGCCGGCGAGGCCCCATTGAAGGCGTCTGCTGATGTCCAAATGCGGGCGGCACCATTCGTTCCACCATATGCCGTAGGCCGGGCCGCCCAGATCGCATCGAGGTACGTGGTCGACGGCGATCCAAGGCGAGGATGCGAGGCTACGTAGGTTGCCGGAACAGGCGGCGCGTGATCCCCAATCGCTGCGAATGCGGAGCAGGAGATGAGCAGGGCTAAGGTGAGTTTCATAGGCTTATTTCAGCGTGAATCCGATCATGCTCCAGTACTGAGTACCCACGATTGTGAACGCCGGGTTGTAGGTCCCACTGGCCGGATTGGCAATCTGATAAATCGCTACAAGTTTGCCCTCTCCTCCGGGTATTACGGTCGCTCCGGTTGGCAGGATGTACCCCGATCCCGCCGTAATAGTGTCGGCCTCGTAGTAGTTCAACAGGCCTCCCACGATGATTTGTGGGGATGAGGTGGGCGTCATTGCCGAGCTACAGGTGCCAGGGCTGCCCGATGCGGCCGAGCCAGAGCAAGTCTGATCGAGGGAGGACGCTGACAAACCAGAGAACTGCAGCACCATCCCCATGATCGACCCCGCCGTCACCGTGGCAGTTACCACATAGTTTCCGGCACCGGCATGAACGTTATCCGCTCTAAAAGCTCCGACGCAGGAAAAGGCTTGGGTTACCCAAGATCCAATTTGGACGAACGAGTCACCGCTGGCCGAACCTCCGATCGTGCTGACTACGGTCAATGGCGTAAATCCAGCGCAACCGCTGTTGATCCCGATGACAACGACCAGAGTGTTCCCAGTGGTCGTTGTGACTGCTGGGAAAATGAGATCGCTCACGTTCATAAACGTCTGGCTGACGACTGGAGAAACAAATACCGGTCCTCCATGCCGCGCGTCGCCGACGATCCCGAGTAGTCCCTGGGACCAAACAGCCAACGGAATAAGAAATAGGATTGCCAGTTTCATCTCAATTCGCCGTCCAGGTTCCTACGTAGGAGAGGGTCAGGTAGTGCGTCCCATCGAGTCCAACGATGCAAATCTTGTCTCCGACCGCGCCTGCGGATACTAGCGTGCCAGTCCCCGTTGTTCCATATGCAGTATTGGCCGTGTTCTCGTAACGTGCGGATGATCCGAGCGCGGCCAGCGTAATAACGGTCGCTGTGTTGTTTCCATTGCGTACGCAGAATTCGTATCCGGCGGCCGGAACCGGTGGAGTCACGGTGCACGTGTTGGTGCAGACGTAATATTGCCTCGGCGCGGTCAAGGATACGCTGGTCCCCGAACCCAGAGTGGAAGGCGCCATATTCACCACCGGAAGGAGTGACCCTGCTTTCGCATTAGCTACCGGAATATTGGTTAGGTTTGTGGCGTCTCCACTGGCGGGCGTGCCGAGTATCGGAGCCGACAGCGTGGGTCCTGTGGCCAGCACCACATTCCCGCTGCCGGTTGATCCGACCTGCGACATCACGACGTCACCTGAAGTGTTCGTGCCTAAATAAAATCCTGTGGTCGCTGTGGCCGGCAATCTCATGATGTACGAGGTGACCGAGGTACTGCTGTAAATGGTGACTGCCGTCGTTCCAGCCGTGGGGGCAGTTCCTTGACCCAGCTGTAGATACCCTGCGGTCGATCCACCCGATCCCGTTGTGATGCTGCCCGGGGTACTGACGTTCCCGCTGCTATCCATCACAGCGGTTGAGGACGGTGTTTGGATTGAGGTAGCCCCGGATACGGTGACCAAGGCTCCCGTTGTTGGAGATCCCGTGGTAACTACCGTTCCCACGCACGGGACGACTCCTGTGGAATCCTGGCAGGTCAGTTTCCCTGTTGTCGAGTTGACGTGTAATCGCGTTACGGAACCGGAAGGATTGGCAGGGGTAGCTCCCCTGGTCATGTCTAACTTGGATTGCCCAAAGATGGCCGTTACTGCGAGTAAACAGACTACATATTTCATATGGATCTCCTCACGGATTCGTCACCCCGCTGATCTTCGCGATTGCCGCGTTCTGGACGCGCGCGGTGTCGTCCATCAGGTTGCGCGTCAGCCCTGCCACCTTGCTCATCGCTACGTTGGCAGCAGCAACTTCCAAAGCGACCATCCTCCATAGAGAACTAGTGCTCCAGGAGGCCGTAGGGGAGCCATCGAAAGCACTGTTTAAAAACTCCACTTCAGCTCCGGTTGTAGGAGAGTTGAAGTTGCCGTCTGCCCCTGCCGTCTCCGTCCAGGCAGGAGAGGCCTTCGGGGTAGTCGCTTCATTCGCCAAGTGCAGGTTGAAGGCAATTACTCTAGACCCTGCCTTCTTCTGCACCAAAGCGGTGATGCTGCTACTGGTTCCCGTTCCGGTCGCCGTGGGATTCTGCAGAATTGCCTGCGCAGCAGTCAAGTTGGTATCCCATCCCGTAACTTCAAATTCAACCACCACGCCGCCGGTACGGCTTGATCCCCAGGTGGCCGTGCACGCTGCTGTTGAGGAAGACCCGCCGGAATTAGCTACCCAAACAGACGTGGCATGGGTGGTAGAAAGGTCATTGGCCGTCAACGTCACCTTGGTCCATGTCAATCCGTGCCCGGCGAACGGCGTTGCACCGTCCGGGTCCACCACGGTCGTGGAGCACCCCACCACGAAGGCGATCAACAGAGAGTTAGCCGCAGGCTGATAGGTGGAAGTCGTCGCGTAGGCAGTCGCAGCGGTCGTACTGAAGATTGCTGCCCTGAACGTGTAAGCGAGCGCCATTTGTTATACGTGCTCCACCTGGACCAGCTGTGGAGTGAACATCATGACATCCGCGGTGACGGGCCAGCCTACAATCTGAATCACATTGTTTGCTCCAGACGGAGATGTCTGCGTCAAGGTGTTCCCGGTCGTTCCGGTAGCCGACAGGTAGATCGGCGTATTCAAGGTCCAGTTCCAGGCATCGTGGCGAATCATGCCAAGGAACAGGTAATTCCCGGAAGCCCCGCTGCTGATCGATGCGTCGGCCACGATCGCCAGGCCCCAGGCGTTGGCGATTGCGTCAGCCTTTGCCAGCGTCATCTTAGAGGCGGCGTCGATGCGGCAGACGTCACCGATCGCCTGCGCCTGTGCGGAGGTGAACGCTCCAGCGAGCCCGGATACGGTGTTATCGGATCCAGGAGACGGGTTGAGCGTCATAGTGGCGTTGGCGGAGGTCCCGGAGGTCCCGGCCGTCCCGCTGGTGCCATTGCCGGTCGTTCCCGAGGTCCCGGTCGTCCCGCTCGTGCCAGTCGTTCCAGACGTGCCATTGACGCCAGAAGTCCCATTGACTCCAGACGTGCCATTGACTCCGGACGTGCCCGTCGTTCCAGAAGTCCCGGCCGCGCCGCTGGTCCCGTTGGTTCCAATGCCCGACGTACCCGAAGTGCCGTTCGTGCCGGCCGCAGACGTTCCACTTGTCCCAGCTGCTCCAGAGCTGCCACTGGCCCCAGAGGTGCCCGAGGAGCCACTTTGTACAAGCAGACTCCAATAAGTAGGAGCTACCGCAGGATCTTGTGCCCCACCAGTGTTCGGTGTGATGCACACATAGCCAGAACCTGAACGGCCAACGCAGTCATTGACGACATAGGCAGACGTCCCCCATTGCCCCTTCCATGGGTATAACGTTCCTGTCGTTCCAGCGGTCCCGGAGGTGCCCGTTACTCCCGAGGTTCCAGAGGTCCCCCCGGTCCCGCCGCCGACCCCGGAGGTGCCGGATGAGCCACTGGATCCAACGCCGGAAGTGCCCGAGGTCCCATTGACGCCCGAGGTTCCATTAACGCCGCTCGTGCCGTTACTGCCATGCGTCCCAGCGCTGCCGTTCGTGCCGTTGATTCCTGAGGTTCCGTTGACACCGCTCGTGCCCGACGTGCCGTTTACGCCCGAGGTGCCGACGCCGGAAGTTCCAGCGGTCCCGCTGGTGCCGTTGACGCCCGACGTGCCGTTTACGCCCGAGGTGCCGTTAGTGCCCACCCCGCTGGTTCCCGCCGAGCCATTGGTGCCGCTGGTGCCATTGACCCCTGAAGTGCCGTTGATGCCGCTGGTGCCCGAACTCCCGTTTACTCCCGAAGTCCCGCTGGTCCCAACTCCGCTGGTTCCAGCCGTGCCACTGGTCCCGTTGACCCCTGACGTTCCATTGATGCCGGAAGTGCCCGATGTGCCGTTGACGCCGCTCGTTCCGTTGATGCCCGAAGTCCCATTAATGCCAGAGGTGCCGCTCGTGCCGCTGATGCCCGAGGTCCCCGAGGTCCCAGAAGAGAAGCCTGCCGCGTTAGTCCCGGAAGTTCCCGAGGTTCCAGTCTGTCCCGAGCTTCCGGTTTGCCCGCTGGTACCGCTCGTGCCCGAGGTGAAGCCAGCGGCATTGGTTCCCGAGGTTCCCGTTAAGCCACTAGTGCCCGAGGTGCCAACTCCGCTGGTTCCCGATGTGCCGTTGCCGCTGGTCCCGCTGGATCCGTTCGTCGCGGACGTCCCTGACGTACCGTTGACGCCCGAGGTGCCGTTGACTCCGGAAGTCCCATTGCTTCCGTGAGTGCCCGCACTGCCGTTCGTCCCGTTGACGCCACTGCTGCCAGCCGCGCCAGACGTCCCGCTTGTACCTGCCGATCCGGAGGCCGACGTGCCAGACGTTCCGGTTGTGCCCGAGGTGCCGGATGAACCACTCGATCCGAGGCCGGAAGTCCCACTCGTGCCCGACGAGCCGCTCCCACCCGTTCCGGAGCCCGACACGCCGCTGGTGCCAGAGGTGCCCGGCTGACCTATCCCAGACGTTCCACTAGTCCCCGACGAACCGCTTCCGCCCGTTCCGGAGCCTGACGTGCCGGAAGATCCGGCCAGTCCGCTGGTTCCGGAAGTGCCCGACTGGCCTATGCCTGATGTTCCAGACGAACCTGATGTCCCGGACGATCCTTCTGCCACCAGGTCGTAGACCGTCTTGGTGGTCAGGCCGGCGATCAGCCTGTAGGACGCTCCAGGCGAGTCCTTGGCGGTCGCGGCGGTGCCTTCCTGGGCACGCAGGATACTGAATACGTCGCCGTTGATCGCCGTTACCCGCACGATCTCGCGGCTGGGATCGTCAGACGGGTCCGGGAAGGCCTTTGCGTTCCACCAAACCGCATTGAAAGGCGCTGCCGGAAAGCGCGCGCCGTCGCCAGACACCAAAGTTACGCTATCGGCTTGAGCGCTGGCACTCCCTAGTACTCGGCCCTTGGCGAAATTTTTGATGTTGTCGATTGGCATGTGATTACTTCACCGGCGTCCAGGTCAGGCCCACAGTGGGCGAGATAGGCAGCGTTACTCCGAACATCTCAAGCTGCGAGCCATCCACCCTGGCCACTCTCGCGCGAAGCATCTGCGCGCAGTCCCACGTTGGTCCGCTACCCGTGCAGGTGTCCAGCGCCACCAACCTTGGCCCCACAGGGTTGACGGCAGGTCCTGTTTCGAACTCCATCTGCGCGACCACAACCACCTGTCTTGCCGTGCTCACGCCAGCGGCCTGTTCGGACACTCGGATGAAGATCTGCAGGAAGTCGCCGTCCGGATACGTCACGCCCGACAGCGGAGTAGGAATGACCGGTTCAGGCGGCATATTGCACACCATCGCCTCGCCCAACCGTTTGAGTGGTTTAGGGACAGCGGTCGAGGCGTAGTCCGGCAGCATCACCTCCACGATCGTGTTAGGCGCGTCGCTGGCGCAGCGCAGCGAGAGGACCGTGTAGGGAACGCCTTCCATGTTCCAGCAGCCCCATGTGCTGTAGACTGTGGCGCTGGTCGTGCTCACCGGGATCTCGCAACTCGTTCGCTTGGTGATCTTCAGCGGTACGTTGTCGATCTGGATCGCCGACACCACTGCGTTCATCGTGTTGGTCAGCGGAGTGAAGACCAGGTTGATCATGCCGTTGACCGCGGTGACGGGAATCATCACGTCATAGGGCTTCATCGTCCCGGCGGTGACCACCAAATCGAGGTTATTGATGACGATCGTCCCATTGACCGAGACGGAGAAGATCCTCTGCCCGGCGGCCGTCTTGTTCGGCTCCGCAAACTTCAAGACCAGCGTGTACGATCCGTTCGCCATCGGAATGCCGTAGGAAAACGGCGCCCCGGAAGGATAAGCGGAATAGCGGAGAGTCCGGTACTCGAGCGGCAGCGTTGCCATGTTGGCCTGGTTGGCAGACGTCCAAGCGGCGCCGCCTTTGAAGTTCGCGTCAGCGATCCAGGTATTCCCCTGCGCGTCGATCCCGCCCTTGCCCCCCGCCGTCATCCGCAGCACGGTCACTGGAAAGGCCGGCCACCCGATAAGCAGCAAAAGGAGGAGTAGCTTCATGTCTTCGTTTCCTTAGTTCGGCTGGCAGTCGCCCTGGTTGCTGCTCACAGGGATCTCGCTCACGATGGAGAACCACAGGATGCGCTCGTCCTCGCGGCCTAACGCGGTCCAGATGTGGCAGGTAGCCGTAGCGTCTTTGACGCCCAGCGTGCCGCCCTTTAACCAGATGATGGCCTTTTTGAGGGTCGCGTCGACGCCTGCGCCATCCGTGACTAAACCTCCGGTCACCGCCCACTCAGCCCTGTCGATGGTATCCTCGCCGATCCAGGGTGTCCAATCGAGAGTGAAATCGAGCCGCGAGTACGGTGTTTTTAGGATGGTCTGCTTCATTGCGGAAACTCTTTGCGCTGCGGACTTACCTTGGTCACACGCCGGTCCTGCGACACGGTAAAATCGCGAAGCTCCTGGCTCAACTTGATCGTACGTAGCCGTGATGGCGGTACTGCCTTGGAGGTCCCGGAATCGATCAGGCCGCCGTATTCGACCGACGCGAAGGCGGCGCCGCCGAAGATCACTTTGCGCACCTCGCGCAGAGCAGGCCGAAGCACTCGACGTGCACCAGGCCGTGGCCGGTCCCATCGTCAGGATGCGGGTCCCAGACCAATTCGCCGTTCTCGCCCACGCAGGCATGCTGGCCGCCGCGCGGGCTCGTGCCCTCGATCGTATGGAAAAGCGTGCCGTGTTCGAAGGCAGCCAGTAAGGTCGGCTCCTCCGGCGGTAACTGCACGTAGTACAGACCGTGGGTGGCCAGAAACTCCTGGATGTCGTTGAGCCACAAGTCCTCGTCGGTGCTGAACTCCGGGATGTCCGCCATCTCCAGATTGAGGATCGAGGCCAGGCAGGCGGCGAAGCAGTTGCCGACTTTCTCCCCTACGCGAGTTTGAGTGACCGGCGTCATCCTTGCGTAACCACGATCAGATCCTGTTTTTTGATCATCTCGCGCAGGTTGGTGATGACCGAACGCACGTCCTTGTCGCGCACCTGCTTCATCAGCCGGTCGAGATCCGTCACGACGGCCGGCACGTTCTCCGAAACCCCATGTTCAATCAGGGAGTTGAGTGCGGCCAGATCCTCGGTGGCTGTGGCGATCAGATCGGCGTAGCCTGTGTTCGACGCGAACTGGCCCAGGATCTCCTTATCGTTGGCGATGTAATAGCTCATGGCATGTTCTTCTTGGCGGCGACGATGTCGCGCAGCTGTTCCAGGGTGACCTCGTACATGTTGGTCACGTGGAAGCTGCCGAGGTCCGATTTGACGTAGTACGTGGTCTTTCCCTCCGTGCGTTTGTCGGCCACGACGGTGTAGACCTGTAGGCCGAAACGGCGCATCTGGTCGCGCTTGAGAGCCATCGCGTGCTTGTTGATGGTGATCTTCCCATGCTTGGAATCCGGCATGGCCTTCATCTCGATAGCCACCCTGCTGTCGGTGTTGACGATGTCGAAAGGGTTAGTGTCGCCGAGGTGCGTCATGCCCAGCGCCTTGGCCACGATCTTCTCCTCCTCCGTGCCGATCAACTGTTTTGCCCGGTCGCAGACCTTGGCGTTCTCCATGGCGCGTAGCGCGCGCGGCGAGATCTCGATCTCGGGCACCGGAGCCTGGCGCTGAGGCGGCGCCTGCGGAGGCACTGTGCTGGCCACGGGCTTGCGGCCTCCGTGAATCGTAGCCCATGCCTTCGCTGCGGTCTCCGAGCCGCTCTCGGGATGGAGCTTGCCCCTGCCGCCCTTGCCGACGAACTGTCCCTGGTTTTGCGGCTGCCCGCGCGGATGCTTCGATTCGGCGAACTCAGGACCCTGGCGCATCTTGCGCAGCGACCGGGCCCACTCCCCCAACCGCCCTGGCCCCTTCCGCGGCCCCTTCGCGGAGATCTCGTCAGTTGTCCGATCCAATCGGACAGCTGCGTCGGTGAACCGGCGCCCGTGCTCCATGTCGAATCCCAGGCCGCGCTCGTTGTTGCTGACCGCTTTGTGGTTGCGGATGGTGTCGATCACCTTCTGCACGGGCAGCGCCAGCATTCCGCCGAAGAAGGCCATCGGGTACATGCTCAGGAAGGCCTCTTTGGCGAACTGGAAGTCCGGGAAGCCCAGCATCACCTTGTCCTCGTTCTGGCGCATGCGCTCGTCCGGGCCCAGGTCCACCATGTCGACCACGTAGGCCATCTCGGCGCTTTCGTCCGGCCCGATCACCACGTCGATCTCGTCGCCGTCGCGGCCCATGGTGTGGTCGATGAAGCCGTAGTCGTAGGCCATCAGCCGCTCATAGACCACCTTGCCGTGCTTGTTCTTGATCTGCCGCCGGACGCCGGCGGGGTACTCGACCGAGATGGGCATGCCGGCGAAGCGGTACCGGTTCACCACGCGCGAGTCGGCTGCCTTACAGATGATCGGGGTCTCGGCGTCGGCCGCTCTGGCGCGCGCGCCCTCTTGCGCCAGGAAGTCCAGCAGTTCTCCTGCGCTCTGGCGCTCCGGCGGCGGCACTCCGGCCCGTGCCAGCAGGTCCAGAAACTCCCCGTTGCGGCGGGCATCGCCTCCGCGATCGTCGCGGGAACGCTCGCCCACATGAGGGGTTGCAGGCGGCGGGATCGCGCCTTGTGGGGCTCCCTGGGGCGCTCCCTGCATGCCTGGCTGCTGCTGCGCGCCAGGCTCGCCGCCTGACAGTCCAGCCATTCCACCGAGGCCCATCGCCTCTTCCAGTTCCTCGGCCTTGTCGATGTCGTCGTCGGTGTAATTGGTCCCGAACCCGGTGACCGTCGATTGCTGCCGGATCTCTTTGATAGCAGTAGGCTTGGGCATCAGGCCCGCATTGGCCAGGGAAACCACACAGGCGACCGTGTCGCTCGCCAGCCTGGACTTTTCCTCCTCGGCCAGTACGCGCACGCTGGGGAACTTCAGGTCCATGTCCCGGGGAACTTCCCCAAGTTCGCTCATGCACATGACCGGATAGAGCTTCTCCAGCTGCGGACGCAGCCCGTGGTCCTGCTCCATCGCGATGCGCTCCTCGTAGATGCGCTCGTCGGCCTCGTTGGACTGGCCGAGACCGGTCAAGGTGCGGCCAAACAGCCGGGTGACCGGGATCTCGCTGGCGCCGGCAATGTCCAGCTGGAACTGCTGGTAGATATTGGCCCACCCCTCGCCGGAGAAGTTCACGCTCGACAGCGTGCCGTCCTTGGGCAGCATCACCAAACTCTGATTGCTCAAGAGGTGGTTGATGCCCTCCATGCGCGAATAGAACTGCTCCAGCGCGGCGGTCGTCATCCCGGCACCGGAGAGTGCCTGGGCCAGATCCGGCATCACCATGCCGATGATAGAGGCCCGGAAGGATAGGCTGAGCAGGTTCCAGGACAGGTTGTCCCGTTTCCGGAGTTCTTCGAAGGCGGGCTCGAGCGCCGAAATCCCCCACCAGCTCTGCGCCTCGCGTTCCGGCGTCGGCACCGTTGGGCCCGTGAAGCGTAGGATGCGGCTGGCGTGCACCTTGAAGGTCTTGGCCGAGGATTGCGCGGTGACCTGATAGAACTCGGGCAGGCCGAAGTCATTGGGCCGGGTGATATCCCCGCAGACGGAAAGCATTGGGGAAATCCCGGTCCAGCGGTCGAACGGGATCAGCCCGCGGTAGGCGCCGGTTTCCACATCATCGACCCTGAGCGGTGTTTCGAGCTTGTTCTCGTGGCCGTCGATGATCATGAGCGCGCCCGCGCCGCCAAACAGACGTGCCCAGCGCAATGCGGTCAGGACCTGGCTGCGGGTGTTGGTCCTGCGGATCAGGGAGTCGATCTTCTTCTGGTCGCCCGGTTCGGCCTCGGTCCGGATGGTCGGCCACGAACGCACCATGTCGTGCGCGGGGGTGTCGACGATGCGCCGCGAGATCCAGTGGTTCCGGTAGAGCGTGATCAGCAGCCAGTAGTCGTAGCTGGTGCGGACCAGCGAATACTCGGTGGACTCGGCCAGGTTGGGCGTTCCCCAGCCCATGCGGGCGGCAGAGTTGGTAAACGCATCGAAAGCGCTGATTCGTGTGGCCGGGTCCATCGGCGGGATGATCCCGAGTTTGCTGGCCATCGCGCGCGCGTCGGCCGCCAATGCTTTGCCGCTGGCTGTAGTCTTGCCTACGCGGCATCCGAGGTTAGGATTTGGTTGGGCAGCCATTTTAGTGTTTATTCTCTCGAACCGGTGGGATGCTACTCTCGTTCGGCGCGAGCCAGGGATCGCTCGACGCCGGTCGTAACTCGATGAATGGACTGTGCCGGTGCGCCATAACGCGGCACGCTTCGAACTCGTCCCGGACCGTCTGCAGGTCCGTCGTCGGTTTGCCGGAGAAGGTCTGAAGGACAATCAGACCGGGTACCCGTTCTTTCCACAGAAGCCTGAATTCGATCACTTGGGTCGGTTGACCGCGTCGAGCACACGGTCCAGAGCGATGTGGAGGCGTTCGGCGCGAGGGTCGCTGTCGACGGCCCTGTCCTTGCCTTTGTCCTTGACACCACGGCGAGTGTCCCAGGCCTTCTTGGACCGCAAGGCGCGGTCGAGCGCGGCGTGCAGGCGATCGTATCCCATGTCAACACATCCCGTCGAGCACCCGGTCGAGTGCGGCGTGCAATCGGGCGGCCCGGTCCCCGCCGTCTTCGGCCACCTTCGGCACCATCGGCGAAGCGGAGCCGGCGCCCTGCTGCCTCAGCGGCTGCCGCTGCTGCCTTTTGGCGATGCCCATAAAGTGCTGCGGGCTCGTCGGCGTCGCGGCGCCACCCTTCTCGGCGTTCAGCCGGTCGTCGCGGTGTTGCGTCCGCACCTTGTGGTGCAGATCATCCGGACGCATGCGCTGGTTCATGGCGCCGCCCTGCGACAGGTGCGTCAACGCGGCGTCCATGACTTTGTCGACCGTCTTCATGCCGCTCTTGAGGATGTCGTCGAAGACCGAGTGCATCTCGTCGTAGGCATCGAAAGCCGCGGCGTCGTTAGTCGGCTCCTGGCCCTGCGCCTTGGCCGTGGCGTAAAACACCCGTTTGGCCTTCTCGGGTCCGTAGGTCTGACGCATCTTGCGCGCCACCTCGGTCCCGTGGCCCTTGAAGTAAGCAGCTTTCGGCATGTTATCTCTCCTGTACCGGTATTGGTTTGACCAGCGGCGCGGCGCGCTCTTTTTTTTCTACCTGCGTGGCTTTCCTGGCCCACCCGAAGGGTTTGTGGGTCTGCTGCCGCGTCGCCGGCGCGCGCCGCCCCTCGGTCTCGCCGCTGAACTTTTGGGTGCCGCCGGTCTCATGCCGGGTTTCCCAGGCCTTGCGCGCTACGTTCGACCGGCCGCTCTCATTGTCGCTCGCCGCCCCCTGGCGGTCCAGAACGCGGTCCAGCGCCCGATGCAGGCGCGCCGCAGTGTCGTTGTCCGAGATCATGTCGCTCTCCTTTTCGCCGCGCATCTTGGCGCGCAGGCGGCTGCCATTGAAGATGTTCGGTAACCGTTCGAACCATTCCCCGGGATTGTCGCGACCGTTGACAGGTCCGCTCTCGCTCATCCCGACGGTCCCCAGCAGCATGTCGGGGTTCAGCCCGTCGCTGAGATGCAGCTTCTTTCCATCCCAGGATATCTGCCCGAGAACCTCTTGCTTGCCGTTCGGGTCGGATGCCAGTAAGTCGCAGGTTCTCATAAAAGCTCTCGCCTCATGGCGGATACTCGAGGATTGGCAGGTGCAGCCTTCTTCGGCACAAAGTCTGGAACTCCCGGCGGCGTCAGAGCCACCTTTTGGGCCTTCGCGCCGGGCTGTTTGGCGAAGGCGTTTAAATCTCCCCATCTCTTCGCATGTTGCGCCCTATCGATGCGCTGCATCGCACCGTGGATCACCTTATCGTTGAAGCCGAGCTTGACCAGCGCCTGCTTAATGTCGTTCTTCTTGTCAGCGTAGGTCTTGGCGTATTGCGCCGGGGAACCCTTCTGCCCTTTCATCTCAAGCCTGTGCGCGTGGTCCATCAGCTCCATATTGGCGCCGTCGGCGAAGTGTGTCGCTTCCGGCAGGCACAGACCGTGATCGATCAGCTTCATCTCATCGCCATCGATCATCCAGTTTCCACCATGACGGTCGGAATTGCCGAGGATGTAATCGAACATGGCGGCGCGGCGTACGTGCTCATCGCCGTCGAATTCCTTTCCGGCAGGAGCCTTGTAGGCGTTGACGCCCGGCTGGATCTCCATGGCGGCCCCGTAGGCGCCACCGATCTTACCGGCGACACAGGGCGTAGCCAGGTCATCCATCCCCACCAGCTTAGCGACTTCCCAGGCGGCGGCTTCCCGTTCAGTCTGCATTCCGCGCGGAATGCGAGGCCGATCCCGGTTGATGAACTCTCTGTCGCGTCTGGATTCCGGGATGGCCATGATCTCGTTCGCCAACTCCCGGTCTTCGATCACGCCGCCCTTTGCGATAGCCAGCCATTGTCTCCAGCCCCAGCCTTCGGCTTCCCCATCGGCTGGTTTGAAGCCACCGAGATGCCCGTCGTCGAAGACGATGAAATCGAACTTGTTGATGCCGCCGTCCTGGTGCTTGCGCTCCTTCACGTCGTGGCTGGTGATGTGCTCCCGGACCATCTGTTCGCGCTGCTGCGCGTTGAACTTACCGTGGACGTGCTTGGCTTCAGGTGCGGGCGCTGCTGCTGGCTTGGGCGCTGGCCTTACCGGAACCGGCTTCACCCCACCTGCAGCCTTCGCCGCCTCCCGCTTCGCCCGGATCTTCTCCCAGGCCTTCAGCGCGGCCTTCTTGCGCCAGGTCTGCACCTTGCGCGCCGGCTGCTTCAACGCCTCCTCGCGCTGCGCGGCCGCTTGCTGCAACTGTCTCGCCCGTTGCCGCTTCCTGAATCGCGTGGCGGTCCCTGCAGCCCCTGTCTTCGCCCAGGAAGGCGGAACGAATCCTTTCTTCGGGGCCGCCGTGGCAGGTTTCCCTGCAGGAGCCGCCGCCCCTTTGGCTGCCGCGCGCCGCGCGTGGATTCCTTCCCAGGCCTTCTTCGCCGCCTGGACTTTGAAGGTAGCGGGCTTGTTGGCTTTCACTCGTGCGGCTGCCGCGGGTTTTGCCTTGCCGCCCTTGAAGGCGAACTGCCCGCCACCGGCACGACCCTTCGGCACGCGCTTGAAGTTGGACTCCACCCACGCGTCCAACAGACCGAGCACGTGATTGAGTTTGTCGGCGGTCATCAGGTTCCTACCGGAATAAGGCGAAGACCAGGGCGACTCCGCCTACGGCCAGAAAGACCGGCCAGAGCACTTCGAAGAAAGGTGTGATCTTACTCGGCGGCGTCATTTTACCAGCGCGGCGAACGGGTTGCCGAAGGCGTGCCAGCCGAGGATGCCGAACAGCAGAAACCCGATAAGGTGGCCACCATAGATCCGGTAGAACGGCTGGGTGGGCTCGTAGTAACGCCAGAACCCGAACAACAGCCAGGTCAACATCAAAAGCCAGAACCAGAATGCAAGAGTCATCGTCATCGCCTCAAGGTTAGTTGCGTGAAAGGATGATCACCGTTGCCGGCGCCCAGCGCCATAGCAGCGCACAATACCCTCGTTGGTCCCATCGCCATTGCAACAGGTCCGAGTCCCAAGTTCCGTACTCCGCAGTCAGGATCATGCTACCAGCCTCCAGTCATTGATCCGCGTCTCGACGTAGTATCTCACCATGTCCGCACCATGGTCATGATCCTTGATCGGTTGCTCTTTGCCGCGCTTGGCGGCGTCTTCATCCCAGCTGTACGTCTCCAGGTCCTTACGGACGCTCGCGCACCGCTCGTGGATGCGCAGCTTCTTGCGGGCCAGCATCGACGATACCCGGCGCAGGCCGTCGGTCACCTCGTTGCTGGCGTCGACCACATAGACGCCGCGCGACAGTAACTCGACCTTGAAGCTGGCCGCGCTCGGATCCACGATCACGCCCGGCCAATTGCGCCGGTCCAGCGCGACACTCAGCCCGTTCACCTTCATTGGCGAGCGTGCGATCCCGGGCCAGTTGCCCCAGCCGTTGATCAGATCGTCGGCATAGTCGCCGTTGGTCTTCTGCTTGCCCTCTTTGACGGAGTCGTAGTAATACTCGTTGTCCATCCAGACCGTGGTGCCGTCGTCATAGAAGTCGCCGTACACCTGCGAGTTGACCGTCCCGGCGTCCACCGACACCCAACGCTCGACATAGCCGGATCGCGACATCAGCCCGACTGGCCGCTGACTGTCGTTGTAGTACGTCTCGTCCGTCAGCACGTCGCGGTAAATCGCGCCTTCAGCCAGCACCCATTCTCCGAGCACGAACCGCCGGTGCCAGACTCCCACATAGCTGCGCGTCACGAACTCCCGGTAGCTCTGGCTCAAATTGGGATTGTCGGTGAGCAGCCATGTGTCCACCCACAAATCCCTCCCCAATCCCCGGGTCAGCCGGTCGCTGTCGATGATCTCCGTCTTCAGCCAGTGATGCGGGCTGTCGGAGTTCGTTGTGCCGTAGAGCCTGGCGCCTGCCGGCGACAAGCGCGACAACAGCATCATGAAGAAGCTGCGCGGCATCAGGATCAACTCGTCGCACACGGCCACGCCCACCGTGAGCCCGCGGATCCGCTTCTCCGACCCCTCGTCGTGGGCGCCAATGACCAGCCATTCGATCCCGAACAAAGTCAGCTCGCCGCTCTGCCGGTTGTAGCGGTAGTTCTGCGGCCCGATCAGGTCGAACAAATCCGTCAGTACGTTCTGATAGATCGCCTGCTTGGAAACCCCAGTGAGCACCTTCCGGCCGGCAACGTCGTACTTGCACAGAGCCAGGATCTTCATCGTCATGGCCCACGTCTTGGAACTGCGCACCGATCCGACCAGGATGTTGATGCGCGCATCTTCCGACGCGTGCCGCGCGATAAACCGGTTTGCCTTAACCCCGAACGGCAGCAGCTTGGGCTGCCGTCCTATCTGGACGCTCACTGAACCTGTCTTGGCGGGATAATCGGCGGAAGATCGATCACGTCATCCTGATGCGTCCTGGCATGCTCCAACACGCTCATAACCTCGTCCAACCGATCGCCTGCACGATCCCCGGGCTCGTCCCGCTGACCCAATAGCTGTTTCCCCAGCCAGATCAGCATAATGGGATTCCCCTTCGCCGCCGCCTGGAACTGAAAACTGCGCAGCTTCCCGCGCCCTAACGCCTTTCCACGATCCATGATGGCCTTGAACGTGGGGTCCCGGCGCAACATCTCGTCAATCGTTTGCTGGCTGACGTTGAAAAACGCCGCGATCTCGTCGATGGCCCACCCGTGCTCCGCCAGATGCTGCAACTGAACCGTGTTGATCAGCTTCTTCGCCCGGCCCCGCTGCGTCATGCGCTTCAGGTGCTCGACGATCTCCGCGTTGGCCTGGACCGGGGACAACCCCAATCCCTTCGCCGCATCCAACCGTGCCACCAAATCGATGATCTCGCCGTGATTCAGCCCGGCCGCTTCCCGCGGCTTACGCTTTCCGTGCGGATACCGTTTCTTGGGCTCAGTAGAAACCCTCTTTGCTCTGACCTTTGGCCCTTTTACCGGATTGGAATCCTCACCACTCATAAACGACAATTTCCTCTCGATGGCACCAATTTTGGCCCTTTTCCCCAAAAAATACAAAACCCCGGCCCCAACCTGCCTGGCCGCTCCCTAGTATGGCGCGTCGCCAGTATGCAAATTTGGAGCCCTTTTTCCGCTGATATGCGGAAGGACCCCGCCGGGGCAAAAGCACCGTCGCGGGGAAATTCGGGCACGGGCGCCGGCGCGCGGCCGAATTGGAGCATGCATGCATGCACCGGAGCCTGTTAGCGCGCTTGTTAGTACGCTTGTCAGTCGCCTGTTAGTGCGCGACTTAGTCAGCCTGTTAGTGCGCGACTTAGAGAGGCTGTTAGTGTGCAAGCTAGTAGCTTGCTAGTTTGTCCGCTGGCATGATTGCCTGAGTGCTTCAATTCGACATCCGATCGAACCAACAAACCGCGTTTGTTCCGTTTCCGTAACAAGATTCCATCATTCCACGTTCAATCACCAAACCGCTCAACCCTACGCCAATCGACCGTTTCACGCGATCACGTTCCATTATTAGAACATTTCGACATCAAATGATCCAATGCACCGTACTTGCTTTACTCTGAAATCACGGACAAAGGAGTCCGTTACAAATGGCAAAAGCAAAAAAGCTCACTCCTGAACAAACCGCGCTTATCGCGCTACAGGCTGAATTGGCTAAACTGCGCGAAGAGAACACCGCGCTTCAAGCGAACCTGCAAACCGCCAAGACTACCCTTACCCCTGAACAACTCGCCCTTGCCCGTAAGGAAGCCGCTGAAAAGGCCTGGGTCACGATTCGAGCCAAAAAGGCCGCGAAGGAAGCCGCTGAAAAGGCCGCGAAGGAAGCCGCTGACAAAGCCGCGAAGGAAGCCGCTGATCGAATCGCGGAACTCGAAGCACGGCTTAACGCGCTGAACGTCCCCAAGCGTAAACGCGCGTAACCCCCGACCCGACCAACCCCGTAACCACCAACCCCCGACCCGTCGCTGGTCGGGGGTTTTCTTTTGTACCGTACAATGCCCCGACCCGACCCGCCCCGACCGCCTGTAATGCCCCGACCGCCCCGACCCGACCGCCTTGTAACCCCCG